ATTTGTTTTACCTTTTGCTTCAATAAGTATTTTCAGGCCCTCATACTCCATGTAGAAATCAGGTGTGTAGGTTATATTTACTAGCTTCCTTGGTTTAACTACATTATTTCTAGCATAGAAAGGTACAGTAGGTTTAAATCCTTCCCACAGGATATACTTGCAGTGCTCATAGAGAGGATTAAATCCATTCTGAATCAATGTATTATATACTGTTGCTTCAAACTTTGATCTAAACTCTATTCCATTGCAAGTAGTTGGGGTAGCATTCTTAACCTTCTTGTTTGTCATGAAATATCTCAGTGATTAAAGGGTTCAAAATTTGTAGAGCCTTACAGACAGTATAACTATCTGGGAATGCTATATAGTTATCACTATATTTTATTCTATTTCCCTCCTTGGTTGGAATTTTTAACCTTATAGGTTTTCCATTTCTAGAGCTAACTCCCCAAAAAGCAATCCAGTTGGTACTGTAGGAAGAGGTGAGTAATAGCTGCAACTCTTTAAGCAGAAGCTTAAGTAAAGCAGGCTTACTTATTTGCATCAGATTTGCTATAGTACTATCTATTACAAACAAAGGGACATTAGTTCTCAGACTAATATACTTGGATATCACATTTATGTTATCCTGTACACAGCAGGGGTGTTCATTACCAGAGAATAGTTCTAAGATAAGCCCTTCATGAAAAGCATAACCCATGCCCTCTTTGTCTAAATATACTCTAGTTGAATGTAAACTTCCACATTTAGGGCATTCCTCCTCAACTGTAAGATAATCATCTTCTGTAATTATCCTATCATCTTTAATTGAATAAAATAATCTCTTCATAGTTTTTACTCTTTAAACCATATAATTGGTTCACCATATTTTTCTTTAGTTAATCTACTTATCTCCTTAAATACTGTAGAGGGCATCCTGCTTTGCACTCTTGCATAATAGGCAGGATGTTTTTCCTCTAGTATGGTATTCATCTTATTGTTAATATAAGGTTTGAAGGTCTTAGCCTGTTCTCCAAATAATACATAGATCAGCCCTGTATCATATTTAGACAGATTACTTAGTAGCTTGGACATGAAAGGCCTCCACAACATGGTATGACTACCTACTTTCCCTACTGTACAAGTAAGAGCTGAGTTTATCATGAGTACTCCCTGCTTAGCCCAGCTCTCCAAAGTCTGGTCAAAGATAATACTATTATGTGGAATTTCAAAATTTATACAGGCCTCTCTTATAACCTGTAAAGAAGGAGACAAAATTTCTTGCTCCTCTTTATTCCCAAACAGTATACCTGTGGCTACTCCTTTCTGTGGATAGGGGTCCTGTCCTATTAATATAACCTTTAATTCCTTTAGAGGACATAGATGGAATGCCCTGAATATATTACTATACTCTGGGCATATCCTATCCTTAGGGAGCTTATTTATCTCTTGTACTACTTTAGCCAACTCTACTGTGTTAATGACCTTCAACCAGTCTCCAAAGTATTCTTCTGCTGTCATAATATCACAATATCATCAAAATTGTCTGATAAATAGTTGTTTATAGCACGATTGTTAAAAGGTTCAGAAGGAAAAATTTCAGGTTCTGTTACAAAATTCTCTATAGATTGTGTTACTAATATATCTACAGGTAATAATCTATGACCACTATTCCCTATTCCTGTGATATCCTCATAACCAGAGACAGGAACACGAAGTCTTGCTTTACTATATAGGGCAAATATTGCTTCATACAACCTCTTTTCAACATAATTCTTACTACCAACTACAATAGGGTTAATATAGACTTTTACTGCGTCATACTTAAAGCCAGTTACCTGATACTTACCTGATAGAGCAAACAAAAATAGTAGGTTGAAGTCTTTATCAAAGACCATCCCATTGCCAAAAAGGTAAATACACCTATCACTAGTGTACTTTTTACCCGGTGGAACAAAGATTGCTCTTATTAGTCTACCTGTACTATAATAATATGACAGGCAGTTAAATATAGCTGGACCACCAAATATTGCTCCTCCTACACTAGGACCTTTGAAAATAAGAGGCATGATATACTCAATATCAGGATGTAAGCCATGATTTATTTCTATAAGCTTTCTGGCACAGGATGGAACAATTATATTATTATGATCACTAGTATCAATTACTAATGCTTGTTTAAAAGCGTTGTTCTCAAGTGGATTGATATCACCAGAAATACCTAAGTGTACTAAAGGGAGATAATCCCTAGCAGGATTAAATATTAATCTGGTGAGAGTGTCTTCTAAGTTAGCACTAATTCTTGCCATCACATTTCAGTTTTAAAGAACATTGTATCAGCAGAATAATATGTAAAGAAAGGTACTTCTCTATTATGTATAGGGTTACACTGGTTGGCTACAAAATTTACAAATATGTTTATAATCACAGATGCAATCATGTTTGCCATGAAGGAAGTTTGTTTATAACTACACACAACAGGTTCAGCTTCTGAATCATCAAATAACCACTTATTTTTGTACTCATTTATTGCATATTCATCATTTCCTGTTATTGCAAGAACTTGTAACTCTTCTGCTGCCAATCTACCATCAATAAATAAGCACTCCTCTTTATGCCCAGCTAAATTTACCATAGATTTCCATAATTTAAAAGCAGTTTTTCTAGCTTCCATGTTATCAAACCCACATATTAATATCTTATCAATCTGAGAAGATACTGATAAACCCATACCATGAGCTATAATCCTGCCATTATTAGTATATTCTCGGATGATTGAACTTAATGCCGAGGTTTTTAGGTTACCTACATCCTCTATCCTGTAAAGCTGTCCTGACATGTTAGCAGTTTCTACTTCATCATAGTCATATAACCTAAGGTAGTCAATACCTAATCTGCCTAATAATAATCCTACCCAACTACCTATCCCACCTACTCCTGCTAATGTTACATTCATTTCTCTCATCTTGGCATACCATTGTGCTCCACTAAACCTGCTAGTTGATTCCACTACACTTAGAAAGGGTGGATTAGGTCTGATAGCATTTCCTAATGTTGATAAGAAATATTCCTGAGCTGATTCCAACTCTTTAAGCTCCTCCTCTGTAATCCTAAGTGAATCAATATGACTGTACTCTGCAGGCTCCCTACTTTCTAATGTTATCATATACTTGTATGGAGAATCAGTTACTATAGCATATTTCTTTGATATAATATAATCCCCCCCACGTATAGCATCAGCATAGTTTCTTATGAAGGAGTCTTCTCTAAGTATATCACTTGTATAAGCCCTGTCTTCATTAAGTAACAAAATAACATCCTCTCTTCTCATAAAGTAAGGAGTGATCCTGTTACATAAGACAACCTTAAATGATAATTGGCCCCCATGAACAATAGGTTTAATACTTGTAATAGCTTGCTCTCCTTCTGAGATACGAATAGCTATCACACCAATTACCTCTTCATTGAGAATTAATTCAGGAATACTAGCTACTTCTTCTGCTATACTGCTCCAATCAAAACTCTCATCATATAATAATGCTATAATCTCAGCATTGGATGAATCTCTATTTGTTGTCATACTATAAATACTTCTAGTTGCTCTATATATTCGTTTAACCATGGATTACTAGGAAATTCCTTTAATCTTTCTCTAAGATCATAGGCTACAATTGCCTCCAGATGATACTTATCATCTAATTGTTTCAATGCTTCCTCATCTGTAGTGTTACTAATAAGATATTCTAAGTACCATAATGCAAATTGCTCAAAGTTATCTACTGTTCCAAACCTATTTTTGTACAATCTATTCATGGACTCTAACCACTTTGGTATATTTATTTTATTCCCATGCCCCATAATAACACAGCCTGTGAGTATCTGTACTACTAGTAAATCTATAGTAGAGGGATTAATAGATACTTTACCATAGGGTATAGCCTCTTCCTCATCTGTAGTGGTATGTACTTCAAATGATTCAGACTTCTTAGGTGTCTTTTGCACACCATGGTATGGTAAAGGATGATAATGATCAGAATAATCAGAGTAGAAATCATCATGATAAGACTTTTGAGCCATAACTTGGCTTTTCCTTACCTCTTCTGCTTTCTTGTTATCTTCAATTTCTTTGATTCTGTCTAATATCTCATTCTCAAATGAGGGTTTCTCAAAGGTTATCTGTAATTCAAACCACTCTATGAATTGTTGTTCCTCAATTCTTACTCCAGAATCTTTTGATTCTTCACCTCCCCAAGTAGGATAAGTAACTTCTTCTGCTACTTTCTTGCTTATAACTTTTCTGGTTATCCCAGCAGTATATTTTCCTGCATTATTTACTATGAGAGAAACAAAGTGAGGCATATCAGAACCTTCTGCTCTTAGAGTCTCAGTATCAGTCCCACTAAAGAATGTGTCCATATTGTTATGTGAATGAATGAGCCCCTGATAAATACCTTCTTCCAATAACTCTGGGTGATCTACCATATACCCTACTATATCAGGTGATACAGTGTAAGAAGTAAATGAGGGAGAACCAATGTCCATCTGGAGAATATCAACACATCTTACTGAAAGAGAGCCATCTACAAATCTCCCTTCTACTTTATAAAATAAAATCCCAGACCATTCTAGGTTCCATATGTTCTTGCAGAGGATTCTAATTTTCTTTTCAACTTCCTCTGGTATGATAATTTTATATGAACACTCTCCCCTTTTTACCAAATTCAGGGTTAAATCTTTTTTCTTTTCTTCCATAACAATAATTTACAAGTTCTAAAATATATGTCAATATAGACTCAACAATATTGGGCCTTAACAAGACCATGAGGTTATCATTATCAGTTTCCTGTCTATTTTCTTGTTCCTCTATTTTTAGATGAACCTCTTCCCCTTTAAAGATACATACAAGTGCATCCTGATTCTCATGGATGGATGATTCTTCTATAGGTGTAGTTCCCTCAATATAGTCTATAAGGTTCTCCCTAACTGAGGCCTTTTTCATTAAACCACGACTGATTAGTGATGTTTCTGTAATCAAATTAGCTCCTTTTTTATAGAGCTGGTTATAATACTCTATGAATGCATTACTAACTATCACAATAGACTCCACATAAGAGTGTGCTAAGCCATAACTACCAGCTATATAATTAAATGATAGCTTCTGATTATCCAACAAATATTTTATGAAGCCTTTTAAGTGACCTCCTAATACCTCTATTGAGAGAGGAGTACTAGTCATAGCATGACTCCACTTACTTATTCTTTTATGTCTGGTATTTGTAACCCCAATTCTGTCTATTCTCCTGTAAGGGCCTCCACTAATGGATTCAACACCTACCCAGATGTCTAACTCACCACAGAATAGCAACCACAATGCTTCATCAAAGCCAAGCAATAAGCTAGCTAGAGTAGTCTTTATGGGGCCATTACCAAGGCATACAGCTAAAAACTCAGAAGGGTCATACTCATTTATTCCATTGGCATGACTGTGCATGTAGTCACTCGTATAATGTTCAAAAGAATAATGAGACCTATTGAGTAAAAAATATCCAGAACTTCTTCCTCTAGAACCTAAAGGTACTTTAACCCACAAGTCCTTAACCTCAGTAAATGATCCGTATTCATTCTCTATCCTAACTTCTGGAAAGTGTACAAGAATAAAGGGTGATACTTCCTCAGTAAGGGTTGCTCTAGTATCTTCATCTTCAAGAGCTCTATTTAAGGTCTCATCTGTTAAACCATAGGCTTCACGATAAATATCAGCCTCTATCCTACTGGCAAAAAGTTCTCTTCCAGTATTTCCTCGCAAGTCTACATTTTCAGCCCCAAAGTAGTCCTCAAATATAATAAGTACCTTTTTTAAATCTTCTAGGATGGCATCATATATTTTACAACCTAGAGCAAACTTATCTTCATTACTCATAGTATGCTTAAAAAATAAAGGGAGAGAAGTTTTTTCTCTCCCTTTAATAGTTATTAAAAATTATCGAACCCAATCAAACAGTTCATCTATCTCTTCCTGAGAGATAACCTCTGCTTCATTAGCTTTCTTGGCAGCAGGTTTTGCAGGAGCTTCTTTTTCCTCTTTTGAAGCTTCCATCAATGACACTGCGAAGAACTGAGAAACTTCATCAGTAAGTATACCTTCCATATGCAAAGCACTTACTATGCCCATCAATACCTGCTCAACACTATAGTAACCTACAGCTTCCTTCATTGCCTGTACAGGGTCTTTCTCCATTACTTTAGTTACTTCATCAGCTTTTGCTACTTTAGCAGCCTTTTTTCCCTTCTTACTACTCTTTTCTTCCACAAGTGCTTTGAGATCACTAGTTTTACACTGGGTGAAATTCTTGCCAAATCTCTTGTAGCACTCATCCTCTAGTTTAAGACTCTTAATCTGCCCATAGATGTCTGTTCTCTCACTTCCAGAGTTTACTTTCTTACTAGGAGTGGTTAACAAGAACACAAGGTCAGTTGTGGGTTGTCCTCTAAACATTACAGTCTCAGGAAGAGGAGCAGCATCATCCACCAATTCTGCTCTCATATGCCCTTCCAAGAAAGTACAACCTTCAAATGGAATGCCTGCTTTAAGCAATTCTGCTTTCAATTCTCCAAGAGTTGTTGCTTCTGAATTTTCAATAACATTTTGTCTTTGTTCATTGTTGTTAACAATAGTTACTTTTCTCATGATTTTTCCTTTTTTAATATTAAACTTATTCTGCTTTATCAAACAGATTTAAAATTATTTTTTTAAACTGATCTTTATTATTTAGGGATTTATATAGATCAGAAATATCTTTACCCCCTTCAAATTCAGGGAGTACTAAATTGGTAAAACCAGTAGACTCTGCTAATTTCTTACCATCAATTAGCCCTGCCTTATCATTATCCAAAAGAATATATTGTCTCTTGTATCTTCTTTTGAGCTCATTTATAGCTGTCTCACTTAGCCCATAGCCTTCTCCTTGTGGAGCTATTGCAGGGATTCCAGTGTTAGCATATAAACACAAGGCATCCTTAAGTGAAGCACACACACATAACCTGTCTCCATATTCTGGGATTTTAGTCCACAGACTTACTACAGACTTATCATGTTTGTTTGCCCACTTATAGCCCTGTTTATTAAATGGTTGATAAATCTTTAAGGTAGTCCTACCTTCTTTGAACTCTACAAAAGCATATGCATACTTATCAGCTGGGAATACTAACTTCTTGTCATCCTTTACTACTATTTTATGAGATATAGGATAAATGTCACCAAAGATGGCCCATTCTTTTGTTATGCCATAAGATTCCCAGTAGGCAATATCATGTGATTCCCAGTTTCTAACCTTGCAATGTAGGAAAATGGATGTATCACACTCTTGCACAGTTCTTATTGCCCTCTTCCTAAAACAAATAGGGCTGCTATTATCTTTAATCTTGGGTAGATCATTCCATAGGTGTTGTAAAACCTCAGTAAAACTCTCTTTCCAAAACTTACCAAGCAAAGAGAATGTACTCCCACTCTCTTTAGTTGAGAAATCAGTGTAATATATACTCTTTCTATCCTGAGTATGAAACCCGAATGAAGGGTGTATATCCTCCCTAAGGGGACTTGGTATAATACAGGGAATACTGCTTATTCCAAAATAATACCCTAAAATCTCAAATTCTGACACTTCTTGCAGTATCATTTCTTTACTTACACTTGGTTTTCCAACATTAACAGCCATATATATTTAGTCTTTAAAGGTTATTTATCCCCAAGGAGTGGGTGAAGCCTCACTTGGTACTGATCCTTCCGAGGGTTCAAACTTTGTTGCTTCTATTACATTCTCATGTAAAGGAAGTGTTGAGAACTCTGTATTAGGAGCCCCACCATTACTTTGGAATCCTTCAATTGCAGCATCTATCTTGCTGTAATTAGTTGAAGCATTCTTTGCAAATTCTCTGGTGAACACTGAATGATATTGTCTGGTGCCCTTCTCACTCTCTACAGTTCTAACACCAATTGCAGCTTTAACAATATAGGCTGCAGCCATCTCAGTATACTCTTTTAACTCACTAAAGTCTCCTTTAAATAATGCCTCCATATCCAAAGTAACTTCACTCTCCTCAATGTTTGGTTTATCTACCCACACACCATCCTTATAATTTGATGGAGCTGGAACATTAAGCCATTGGATGAGGAAGTTTATCAACTCCTTTTCTCCCTGATATGCAAGTCTGTAATCAGCACTGATTCTTGCAGGTCCATTACTATACATGGGGATAGCATGAGAATCTACATCCTCTTGGGTTGCATAAGCAGTTCTACCATACTTATCTATGATAGTATATTTCCCTGAGCCCGCACCTACTACAGGAGCTTCTGTGAGAGTAAAATTAATGGGAACCAGTATTTCAATACCACTATTTAACTTGTGGTTAGGATCAGTTTTAGCATAGAATGCCAGTCTGATAACATTTTCTCCCTTCTCATTCTTAGTTTTATACTCTGGTTCTTCACTAATTTCCCTCCCAGTAAGTTCTGATAACTCCTCTTTAGTTGGGTTTAATGCTACAATTTTAAGTGCTGCCATTCCTTTGTAGGTTTTAAAAGTAGTCTCTACAGACTCTTTACCCATTCTAACAGCCATAAAAACTTTGTTGTCTTCCATCTTTTACTTTTTATTTAAGATTAATATTAAGCCAGTACTTCTTCTTCTCCTAAGGATACCTCAGTATAACCAGTATTCTCTTTAAGCTCTGGTTGTTCTCCTGTAGGAACATCCATGTCACCATTTAGAACTTGTTCAGAACTATAGCCTCCAGTCATCTTAATGATAGGTGCCTCAAATTCATTAATCATCTGATTAATGGTGTCCAATTCCTCCTGTGTTTTAGTAATAATACCTAGAAGTTTTTCTCTTTTAATTCTCAAACTTCTAGTGTTTTTAGCAGTTCTTTTAATGATTGCAATCTCATTTCTACTCAATGATTTCTTTTCCATTTTGTTTAATTTACCTGAATTAATTGTCTTTGCCCAAGGTTATTAGGGGCACTCCATAATTTATTTATAGAATATTTTCTCTCGTAATACTCCAAAGCCTCTATAAAGAAAGGCTTTGCTATATGATTCTGTAACAAGAATATAATAAACATTGAGGTTTCATAGTATGGCTTCTCATGTTCCAAACAATAGTTCATCAATACTATGTTAACATCAGTTTCTCCTATTGTACCAGATGCTGCAACTCTACATACTCTGACTACTTCATTCCTGTCCATAATATTCTTGGGCCTTTTCAACTACTAAGCCCAAATCATTAGGCATATATAGTGGGAACATTCCTACTGGGCTTTTTGCAGGGTACACACCATCATCATTTGTGACAAATTCCCTAACAGATTTTTTTTCCTTTGAATCAAAAGAAGCCTTACCATAGAGTACTACCTCAAATTTACCCTCTGGTGTAATATATGCATCTACCATGTTTCCAGTACTCTTATATTTATAAGAAATACTATCACCATTTTTGTCCTTGTACTCCTCATAATGAGCCAAACAGATTATATTCTTGTTCTCTGGAATAAGATTAATTGCATCAAAGATTAACCCCATTCCATAACCAATCTGCTTGGGAGTTTCCCATCCACCCTTCATAGCATTCTTCATGTAATAATCCTGACTGATATAATTCATATCATCCAGCACTATATTAACAAAAGGTGACTGGGGGCTTGCAAGTGTTTCAATAATTTGGGCAACTTCCTTTGCTTCATTGGTTATAATCCTGTTGCCCTTGGTGATCTCTTTAAAGGTAGTAACCCTATATTTAGCTCCTCCACCTCTAAAGGGTAAGGGCTTGTTAACACAACTTATTAAATAAGTTACTTTAGGGTCTAATCCCTTCAACCCAAGCTCTGGTATCTCTCCAATAGAAGTTGATTTCCCAAAACCTGACTTAGCTAAAATTAATGCTTTCATCTTTTCTTATTAAAGTTCAATTTGCAAAGGTAATAAATTTTAATAACCTCCGCAAGTTCATTCTTTTCTTTCTTAATGCTCCCTTTCTTATGGATATGCTCATGAAAGTGGTATTACTCTTTTTCCTTACAGTACCCTCTATATATTGAAGGCATTTCTCTATTCCCTCCTTATCCTGAGGTAAGGGTAATTCTGTAAATACACTTACAGCACCATCAAAGAATAGTGGGCATATTTGTCCTGCTGCTCCATTATCTCTGTCTTCCACCACCAGCATGAATCTTATATTATTCCTGAACTTGGTGATATTGTAGTCCTCCCATTCCTTCAAACCATACTTAAATGGACTGAATAATCCAAGTACCAAGTTAATATCTCTTGTTGTGGTTTTACAGTCAGCTAAGCCATCTGAGGTAGGATAAAGCTTATTAAGCTTTTGATTCTCTATACCTTCCTGTGATTGAGCCTGATGCTGTATAGCAGTAATATTGAAGTCAAACTGATCTCTTAGGGTAATAAAATACTTGCTCATCTTTTCAATGGTTTGCATCTTATTCATCCCACTCTCCAAAGTAAGATTAGAATAATTATCCAGTATAACCATAACATATTCATCAGGATCATCAGGTTCATAATAGTCTATTACATCTCTCTCTATAGGTAAACCTGATTCATCCTTCATTAGTACCTTCTTAAAGTGAAACTTACCTCTTGCAAGAGCAAAATTCCTACAGTACTTGTTAATTCCTGTTGGATTTCTCTCTGAATCTATATAAGTCACCATCTCTTTGAACTTGGTAATATAGTTCTGGTATCTCTCTGAATCAATCAAATCTAAAATTTCTTGTGGAACAGGTCTGTCTGCAGAAGTACTTCTTAGATCAGTGGGGTTTATTCTTATCTTATCTAACCTAAATAATAGATGACAGAGAAATTCATAGAACTTCTCTTTCTTACCCATTTCTAGGGTGAAATAAAGTATCTTCAACCTCAACTGATCAGGATGTTCAATTGCATAAAAGAAAGACTCATAGACCAGCATATAGTCAGCAAGCTTTGACTTCCCAACTTTTTGATTTGCTGTAATTATTGAATATCTTCTTCTCTCTATTCCGGGAATCCAAGTTCTGAGCCTTGGGAATGGTAGTGGAACACAATTTATCTTGCCATTTAAAACTCTTTCTCTTCTTTCCTTAAGCTCATCTAGTGCTCTGTCAAATGAATCTCTCTCCATAATCTTATGATAAAGTATTTACCCAATCATTATTTAAAGTCTCCTCTTGGCCTGCATTCTCTATGTAGTTAGCTAATTCAGATATAGGTACTTTTGTACCATCTTTTACCTCTTCCTTCCATATAAAATATTGAAGTAGTCTCATAAACTTATAATCTCCATTAAACCCTCCTACATAAGCTTTTGTTGCAGTCAAAATCTGTTCATCAGTATAATCATCTCCATACTTCTTAAAGAAAGTTTGAAGCTTTCTTTTAATATCAGTTTTATTTCCTCTCCAATACTGATTATTAAAGTTCTTCCCCTCTGGATAGATAGCTTGTAGCTGTGGTACAAGGTTATCCACTCTACTAACAAAATCAGCAGACCCTACTTTCTTGTCAGAATCCAGTATAATGCTAGTTAGAATATTCTTCCCACTGTTTGTAATAAAGAATCCTGATGGCAGGTAAGTTTCCCTATCATAAGATACACTTATTAATCCTTTATCTATCAGACTCTTCTCAGCCTGAGCAAGATTGACTTCATTCTGAACAGCTATGAGGAGAAGGACTTCTCCTAAAGAGAGTCCACTTCCTTTTATAATCTGATCATTTAATGAAATTGTCATATTACTAACTATTTAATAGTTCTTTCAAATGTTCTTTTTCTCTACTTATTGCCAGCTGATTCCCTATAATTGTACTAGTAACACTTTTAGCATCCTCCATGATAATAGTCAGTACTTTATTAAGCATCTTACACATTTTTGTAAACATGGCTTTCTTTGCCCTAGATTCAGCAATTTTCATCCCTAGCTCTTCATCAAAAGTGTCTAGAGGGCTACATTTGGCTATACCTCTTACTGTAAAGGAGGGAGAGCTATGAACCCCCCACCATTCTGGGATATTATGTGCCTTAACTCCACATTCCAAAACACAAGTTACAGTATTCTTTACATTATTAATGTAATACTTTTTGTCAATAATCTCAACTTTAGTTTTCATATTTTTATTTCATCTAAGTTTGATACTTCTATCACATAATCAGGATCAATACCCTCCAAAGCTCCCTGCAGATACTCTTCATCTCTTGTTTCCTTATAGTACATTATAACTATTATAGGGTCTTTAGCTCTCATCCCTCTTCCTACCTTTTGAACAAAAGACCTTTCTTGCCCATCCAACTGAACTATAACAACAGCATCAATATCTACTAAATTCTGTCCCTCCTGAATCATTCCTACTGCAAATAGACTATCAATTTCCTTGTTATTAAAGTTATTAATAGTAGCAAGAGAGTCTTTCTTCCCTGAATGAATAGCATTATTTCCCCCTAGTGCTTCTACTTGCTCTATACTGGAACAGAAACATAAATATCTCTTATCCTTTAATCTTTCCAAGAGATTCTGCGCTTCTACAGTTTTCAGGTTTCCAAGATATCTTTTCCTCTTTGAACCAAGTTGAAGCCATTTATTTTTAATTGCTTCTACCCTGTTATAAAAGTATTTTTTCTTCCAAAACTCTGCTTCTGCAGAAATATGCAAGTACTTTTGTAATGCAGTACAAGGAATTCTAAGAGTGATATTAGGGTACTTCTCTTTATCTTTCAGGTATTTCCACCTCTCCTGTAAAGTACATTCTACTACTTTCTTTTTAGGACTCTTACCTCTGGTTTCAATTATCTCTTGGTCATTTACTGTATTATCCAGTTCCATTGGAATAAGGTAAACCCTTGGCTTAGGTAAGATTCCCCAATCAATAGCTTTCTGTAAGTTTACTGTACTAAATCTCATCTTCCTACCTACACCATAAAGTAATCTAAGTTTCAACAATATTTCGAGGGCTAAGGTAGCAGAGAGTGCTAATACCTTATTAGCTTTTATCTCCTCTAATATCTCCATCCTCAAATCTGATCCAATATGATGAGCTTCATCTAGTATAAGGAGGTCATACTTTTTGTTCCTGTGATGCTTTAATGATGCATAAGTTTCTATGGTAATGTCAAATTCTAATAGGTTAAGATTCCACTTGGTAAACTCATCTCTCCAGTTACTCTTGTGAGCAATCTCTGCTACAACAAGTAAAACACTCTTCTTGTTACTAGGGTCTGCCATAGATTTCATAATCTCTATAGCAGCCTTAGATTTACCTAAGCTTGTACACCACTGTAACACTAGAAGATCATTATGCTTCATTAATTCAACAGCTTGTTGCTGCAACTCTGCTTTTGTCATCTTTTCATCCTGTTTACAATCTTCTTCAATTTACTAGTATATAATGTATCTTCTGCATACCCTATCTCATCTAAGAATTGATAGTAGTCATTAGGTGGCTTATACCTGTACTGAATATATTTGAGGTAGGCCTCAATACTTTCAGTCCAGTGATTAAACTGATAATAGTCCTCCTTGTAGCTATTGTACAATCCAAATAAATTCCTGTATCTCTTGTATACTTCTGACTTAAAATATCCTGTCTCTAATATAGCCTGAGCATACACAATGTCTTTATGTTTGACACCATAATACTCTAAAGCATCCATCAAATGTTTATCAGGACTCTCAAACACAAATAAAGGAGGCTGAAACAAAGGAATCTCTATATATAAGGTATCAACCTTATTATCCCTAAGTTTCAGCTCTTCCACATCATGTTTAAGACGAAGTAATATTATGGCAAAAAGGAGGATTGTAACATTCTTTAGGAAGCCTATTATGACTCCAAAGTCTTCCTTCATAACATATAATACTCTTCTACTAAATTCCTATGTTCTTTCATGAAAGCAGTCCTCTGCTCCTCAGTATGAAATGCTATAGGGGAATAAGTGTAGCTAGCTACATGATAGACCAGACTATTCTCTTCTCTAATAACACAATATTTAGTGAAATTTTTGTCCACCAATTCACTTTTACTAATCTCTCCCCCATAAAGAGGCATAAGCTGACTTATTTGAGCCCATGCTAATGCAGATTTAGCATGTTTTTCTGTACGGAATATTCCCTTGTATGAAGAAGGTCCTTTTGCTTCCCATATATCCCCCTCCTCAGTGATCCTATATCCTTGCATTCCTTCTTTGGGCACTATAAAATAGACTCTAGGATTACCAGAACCCTGTATCATCATACCTTCTGGTACTTCTATCCTTGTGATATCATCTTCTTTGTTTTGAGAATCACATTCCTTATTCATGTTAGGTAGTCCTTTAAGGCTATCTATTACTTCATGAACTTCCTCTACAGAATCAAGGAAAGGAAAGTCTCCTCCAGAGTCTACACATTTACCAAGTACTTTTGAACAGTATTCCCTTTTATCCGATACCTTAGCTATAAGGAAAGGAGTAGAGTTAAGAAACCCCTCAGAAGTTAGGTAATATCCATCTCCTATATTTGAAACATAAGCATGAATCTTATTACTGGGATTGTTTGAATCCCAGTATATGTAATTATCTCCTGATCTAACAAAATCTAACATAACTATTTAATTTTATCTCCATGATCTATTCTTATCAATTATTATCTCTCCCATATTGGCCTGAATCACTTCCCACTCTACTCCATCAGGAATTTCTACCACTTTCAGATTACAAGAAGAGCCTTCTTCTTCTACCAAATCTATTAAAACCTTATCATCTCTGGGAATGTCATCAATAAATAGGAAATCATCAATGTTATGGTTCATTTCCTCCTCATCTAGAGGGCTATCATACACCTTCTTTGAGAAGACAAATACAACTGGGTTCTCTTCTGGCTCACCTTCTAGCAAGATAAGACCATCAGCATCAAAGTCATAGACATAAGCATACACTGGAAAGTCATACTTTCTGGAGTAATACTTTCTGCACATATCAAAAGATATGAAAAGACCAAGACCTGATGTTTCAATAACAATTCTTTGCATAATTTAATCCTCAAATATTGTGTAATTGTAATCTGTACCACCCAAAGATTCTTTGATTCTCTTAAGATGAGCTTCTAACTTTCCTTTCTTACCCATCCTAGACCAATCCCTAGGCTTCATAAAATAAGGACACTCACCTATCATAGCCTCATAAGCATCTCTACTCAGGTTAATAGATTGAGTAGCAGGTATACTACCTCTCAGCTTAGTGTTAATTCTTACTTTCTTCTTTGTTTTAGTTTCTTCATATTCTAAACTAAAACTCTCATAGTTAGAGTTTTCAGAGCACTCCTGCTCACTCATCATTGTTCTACCTTGTAGAACAACAACCAGATTCACCTTTATTTCATTATTCATCTTTCAACAAATGGTCTATAAATGCCATAGAACATTCCATAGGAAGTCTTAATTCTTTTGCCCTCTCAAATACATGACCCTCAACAAGAAGTTTCAAAGTAGATGAAATTCGTGCTATAAGTCCTATTGGTAAGCTACAGGCAAGTAGCATAATAACAGCTCCCTTGTAATCATCTTTTTCAAGCTCTTCCATTAGCTGAGATACCTCTTCAAATATTTCAACACCATTTGATTCCTTCTCAGTGATTTTGTTTGCAAACATAGTTGTCAACTCTTTTACAAACTCCTCATTTACATGACAATCTTCAAGCTTTATCAGCTCTTTTACTCTTCTTTCTAATTCTTCATTCATTTCCAAAAGATTTATTACGTAAAATATTTCTCTTGTTTTCCCACCATGTATCTATACGATCCAATGGTTTTATTAGGAATCTTAATGGTATCCAGCATACTGGTATGAGCACTATACATACTCCTATACAATTTATTCCACTCATATCAGTACCACACAAAAGAGTTAAAGATACTATGAAGGGAGCAAACAGTATAGAAAGAAAGATTCCAGCAACTAGGAATGAAGCCCAGTAATAAAGCACTACTATAATACCTAGTAGTGCTATCATTATAATTCCAAACAAGTTACCCATCACTATCCAAATCAGGATGACCATCTATAAGATACCTACAGCTAGTAGCTACTATATAATGTTGTACTCCAGATGCTGTTATCACTCCTATTACTATATCTTGCCAGCAAGGTAATATAGACCAAGTTGACAAGTAAATAATACATAAGAAGAATGTTATCCATGTAGTACTACAGTATATACAATAACCTAATGGAAATGCTATCCAAGATAATACTGCCCATACTGAGAATTTAGGATTCTTCCTAAGCACAAGAGCTTCTAGCTCCTCCTTCTGTCTCTTTACTACCCACCTGTCTAGAATTTCATACCACCAGTTAAATATCATGTTAGGAGCTTTTAAGCATGATCTGTAAAATACTCCCAAGAATGCTCCTATTATCCCTATGAAGACATAATCAAGCATTTGAACTAAGAATGTATTACTCATATGTTGCTCTTTCTTTTAAGGTTCTAGCTACATCTTCTACCATAATAATATCAGATACTGATACTTCTGTATAAAGAACTCTCATCCTGAATGCTAGGTCCTCCAACTGTGCTGCATGCTGTGCTGGAGTTGGGTTGAATTGATCAGGTTTCTTTTTAAACCTGTTTAGAATCTTTTTTATCCACATATCAGAAAAGTTTAATAGTTGATAATAGTATGTTGTCTAGGGCCTCCGGATAGGTCTTCCCACATCCAGCATTAAGATATTCAACTCCTGTACAATCTCTAGGCTTTATAGAATGCATTATCCAACACTCTTCCTGTACACTATATTTAGCCTCTATATATATATCAAATTTATCTTTAAGCCAGTCCTGAACTGACATTAATGTGGGTGCTAATGTTCTAGATATATCATCATTAACCGTAACTTTATCAAGTTCTCCTTGGGATAAATAATAGTTGCTTAAACCTTCCTTATCTACCTCAGCCACACAACTGCTGTTATCCACTAGTGTATTCTTACTATCATAAAGGTAATGGAAATATGATCTTCCTTCAAAGTCATGTGCTTCTAAAACCCTTGCCAAATTAAAGGATGCTAATTCTTTCTTGTAATTATCTAATGTTATAGGCTCAATCAAACGTATCAAAGCTACCCTTAGACCTGAACCTAAAGCCAAATCATATCCCTCATATTTAGTATCTTTATATATTAATTCCATACTCTTATCGTATATACTACAACTATATGAGAGATCATCTTCAAGTCCTACTAGAACTGTTATACCCTTCTCCTCCCTTAACCATCTTTGTGTCATGGATTTCTCTGGGGCAGGAAGATATGAGCTCCTTGCAAGAATGGGTAAGTCTCTTACAAATTTACTAGATACTAAACCTCCATTGGGGTCATAAAATTTTAAGCTATATAACCCTTTATGATCAATTTTATTTAACAATTCTGCTGTTCCCAAGCTAATTTCATCATATCTCATATTCCTATAGTTTTAATATTTAAAATCATGGCTATTATGGTTAACACGAAGCATACTATCATAAGGATTCCTGAGAGTATAAATACTATCTCCATTGGAATAGTAATCTTATATTCTCTTTTACCATTAAAGAGATGGAGAACAGCAAGTATTGTTACCAGAAAACTTACTATCCCCACTATCATGAAAGTGTACTGAATATTCATCAGAATAAGTCTTTTAGTGATGAACCCATTAGCTCTATAGCTTTCTCAGCATCTTCTTTCCTTTTGAAGTACACACAACTACTGTTTATTGCTGTTACATTTGCTATGACTTCATATCTATCCACACCACCACAAATACTATAACCAACAAACCTAATATAGTATCCTGCTTCTCCTACTTTCTTAACCCAGCCCTTATTAAAGTATTCTGCAATCTGTAACAGTTCTGTCATTGCTGCAATCTTATTGATAGATTTATAGGGTGCCATAATAGGAAAGGCAAGCAATACTCTGTCCTTTTGGAGTTGTTCTACAATATCCTCATATGTGACCTCTTTTTCTTCTAACTCCTCTTTACTGTACACTTTAAGTGCTAGTGCTTTTAACTCACAATTTGTGCTTTTGTACCATTCTCTTGCTTTTAACAATGGTACTTCTAAAGTCTTTGTTTTCATAAATATTAGGTATTAATAACTACTATTTTCTTAGTAGAGTTTAATGGTGCATAAGTAGGAAGACAGTATCTAGGATTCCAAGGTGCTATAATGTATATTCCATCCTCTCCTGTAAAACCTACTCTTAAATTAACAGAGCCATCCATAGTATAGTACACATTGTATAATTGCACCCCTAACTCCTCTATACTGTATAGTTGTGCTGCTAAAGCTCTTAATTCCCTACATCCAAAGTAATACCACTTTATAGCTCTTGCAAGGCTTATCTCCAGACTTCTTATTGGGTCAATCTCCACACCATTCTTGCGAATGACACAGAGAGTTACAAGCTTTGAAGAAGGTATGTGAGGACTATATTGGGTATAAGGCTTCTTACACACTACTTTCATGGAGGGATAGTATCTAGGATCATCTATTACATCCCCTACATTAATATCCTCTGCTCCTGCAAGAAAGATATATTCTTTTGATCTTACCCTCCCATTACTGTCTATAAAACGGATTGCAACCAATTCTTTCATAATTAACTTTTTCCAAATAAAACTCTAAGGATTCTTTTCCATTTACTTACAGGACTCTTTACAGGAAGATTCTTAGTTTGATCCTTCTTTACATATTTCCTGTTCACCAGATAGCTTTTCTGACCTACACTCACAAAAACTGCCTTACTCTTGGATGAGGTTATAGCATAGTACCTGCAGGTACAAGAACACCTACTTCTCTCAAGTTTATCTGCAGCACTATAGATTGCTTCTCTTATATTATGTGGACTCTTAGCTACTTCTTTCATCAGTAGATCATCTTCTTCTTTAACCCATCTTTTATATCTCCTATTTTCCATTTTGTCTGTTTATTGGTAAAAATAAATATTTAATGTCATCTCCTATTATATTCAGTGCTTGTTGAGCAGCTTCTTCTGTAGTAAAACTTATGGCTCCTCCTATGTTGAAATCAGTTCTTATTTCTGATACATTAATAGTACCATCTTCTCTGTCTCTGATAATATAGAAGTTACGCATGTCTTCTTTGCGAAGATTAGCCTGCTTAGTATAATAATAAGAAAGAATCCTTAGTTGGGCTATTACCTGTACTCTTTTATCATGGGGTAGAATATCTATGCAACATGTGTCTGTTTCTAATTCTTCACATATTGAAGGATAATCTACCCCTATTAATTCCTCACTACTATAACAGTCTAATGCCATTTCAACTAAAGCTGGATTTCCACTACTGAACCACTCTTTGGCTTTCTCAATAGTTACTTTAATTACCTTGTATGCCATGAGTTACTCAAATAATATTTTTGTATCTTGCTCTCCAAGTAATTCTAGAGCTGTAGGTATGTCTTTTTCCCTCCTAAAGTATACTATTCCGGGGTATTCTAAATCTCCATGAGAGAATATTGTTATCTCTATACCATACTTCTCTATAGTATTTGATGCACTATCTACTTTCTTTGAAAGAAAATATGCAATATTGCCAGAAGATTTTTCCCAACCATCATTCAAATAACTAGCAATAACAAGTAGCTTACATAGTGCTTGTATCTTCTCATTATGTGTACTGGGAACTGCTATACTAGGAAATGAAAGGTGTACCATATTTCTGATGGTCCTGTAAGCAAGAGGAGTTAACTCTTCTTTTTTATATACACTCAATGCTAATGTTCTAAGAGTAGAATTGTCACTATTATACCACTCTACAGCCTGTTTTAGGCTAACTTTAATATTTCTTTCTTCCATTTTATTACCAACTTTTGAGATAAAGTTTTTATGTATAAATTCATGAAGCCTTTCTTTCAGCACATCTGCAGCAGGCCTACCATTAATTTTATGGGGAATAATACTTTGTACTTTATTTCCCTCATAAACAGCATAAGTACAAGGTGAATTAGCCACTACTGTCATAGTAAGACCATACTCAGTTTCTACTATATCATCCCCCACCCTTATGTAATCTGTATTAATATTAAAGGGTGCTATTATATTACTAATAGCAATGTTGGGTCCATCTGTAATTACTACAAAAATTGTATTCATGACCTGTTTGTAAAGGTGAATATCTTAATGTCTTCCTCCTTTATGAACCAGAAGCACAACAGTATCAGTATAATGGTAATACATCCACATTGAAAGAAGTACCCATTGTCATAGATACTGTCTACTCCTGTCACAAAGAATACAATGAAAAGAACTGTTATATATAATAGCAGTCCTTTCAAAATTAGTTTAATCCTCTTCATGGTTATAAGATTTTGATTCTCTAGGGTAAAATAACCATCCTATAAGACATAATGCTGTAATTGCAGCAGTTGTCTCATTATAGCAGTTAAAGATTATTGATATAATGCCCATTATAGCAATAAATCTTAGTGTCTCTTTCATATTGATTTTGTTACATTACTTAGTAAATCAGTGAAGTCAAATTCATCTAAAGGTACTACATATTTCCACTGAGATATATCCCAATCACACCCATCCATGTAGCATCCTTTATCTCTTCCAGAATAATATCTTACATGCCAGTTATGAGCATTATCACTTACTAGGACTACTTCATCTTCCTCAATTCTGCTTGGAACAAATTTATTCCAGTCTCTTTGGGTCTTAGAAGGAAATAGTACACACTCTCCATCATGGGTAGCTGCGTATTTACCATTTATAGTAAAGCTTGCTTCTGTTGTGGAGTCTACTCTTACTCTTATAGGGTAAGGATGTGAATTTGGGTCTACATATTTTAGGAAACACTCTCCATGTATAGTAGAATATAAGGGAGTCCCAACAGGAACTCCTCTTAATTTTTCAACTAAATCTAGCATGATTAAATTGATTTTTCAATATTAGATTCGGGATCATTGAAGTTAAAACCTTTAACTGGAACAATAAATGACCAATATAGTGAGTCTCCACATCTTCCTCCATCTTTATAGGCCAACTTACCTTTATGGTGATATCTTAAGCTCCAGTTTTTCCCATTATCACTAACCATTACTGGTTCACCTTCTTTAATGCTATATTGCTTAGCAAACTTCTCCCAATCCCTGCAATCCTTAGATGGGAACAAAAGGCACTCTCCTGATCCAGCAGATGTATATCTTCCATCAGGGAGAAAGTCAAATCTCATAGAAGACTCCTTAACTCTCACTGTTATATAATGCGGGGTTCCTTCCCATGAAGCAACCATCTCAAAATGAGCTTCTCCACAGATAGGAGAATATAATTCAGTTCCTTCTGGAACATTTTTAAGTATCTCTGCTATATTCATAATCCTATTTATTTAGTATTTTATTCATAGACTCTAAACACTCATTGAAGATGGTCTTAACTTCCTCTAGACCTTTAATTAAGACACGAGAGATTTCTTCATTTGTTTTATCCTTAGGATAATATAAATACCATCCTTCTTCAAATGCACTATCTGCAGCCTCAGTAGTATCCCAGAATTCATCCCAGTATACCTGCATATTATCTTCATCTAATAGCTTAGTACCCATCATATGTAGGTAGTCACTTTCCCTGAATGATTCATGAGTCACCTTGTGACCCTCTAACATCATCTTTATTGCTTCTTTCTTGTTCATTATATTATACTCTTATCTAAACAACTAGGAATATCTTCGAAATTAAAATCTTCTAATGGAATAACATATTTCCAGTAATTAAAAGGAAGGGGAGTTGTTTTTGTTTTATCAGGTCCACTGGTATTTGCAAGTTTCCCATCTCCTGCATAGTACTCCACTTCCCATCTATTAAGAGGGTCTTCCCAATAGTTGCACATGAAGATTTTATCAATAGGATAAGGTAATTTAAAATTACTCCAATCTCTACACTCTTTTGATGGAAACAAAGTACACTCACTGGTTTTTAGATGAGGAAAGTATCTCCCATCTGATTCAAATGAGTCTCTATTCCCATTTTGATCAAACACCCAGATTGTAGTTCTTCCCTCTGAGTCATTTATTATGCCCTCAAGCATGCAATGCCCTAATACAGTACTGTATAAGGGTATCCCCTTGGCAGCATCCTTTAATATTTCTGCTATATTCATTGTTTATTGTTTAATGTATTCAAAGTCTCCTATCTCACTAGAATAAAATATCCCAACCCAAATATCTCTACTCATCACTTTATTCCTTATTATGAGCTTATTTAGTCTTAGACTCTCTTTAAATAATTCAGACTCACGAGGATAACTTACTGTCCAATGCTTTTCTTCCATAGCTTCTTTGATAAGTTTATATTCACCTTCAAAGATTTTTACATCTTTATTAGTAGGGATATTAAATAACATTATTATTAATGCTGCACTACATATAACTTTGAATATGGAAACCAAAGCCTCAACAGCCTCTACTTTACTAGGAGAGTTGTTTTCTTTCTTGTAAAGGTTAGGGATAATACTAACTACTAGTAGTAGTATTATGGTAATAATAAATAGTAACATAATTTTGGATTTAAGATTCAGTGCTTCTAAATAAGGTTTGATACTGGGATGATTTAACTCCCATGAAGTGATAATGATAATCTACTTTCTTTGAGCCATCTCTCTGTTGACTCTCAACATAGCCTGTTAGCCAATTAAATCCCACTCTTTTTGGTTTGAAAGGATTCTTTGATTTAAGCACTTGTTGGATAGTGTATTTAGTGTCCATAATAGTAAGATTTTAAAAGGAGGTAATCAGATTAAGATTACCCCCTTTTGTTGACATAACTATTTTTTGCTTTCTGTTGTAGTGCTCATAAGATTTGATAGAGGATTTTGTCCTCCCATCATTTGCATCATGAACATTGTTTCCATCATGGATGAGTTTTCTCCCTTATCCATGAGTAATAACATCATAGGATTAAATTGAGTATTCCCTCCTTGCATCATTTGCATTGCTATGAGGTCTTTTATATCTGTTTCCTCACTATTAAGGGCCATCAACATCATGGGATTCAATCCATTGTTTGTCATTTCTGAAAACATGTTTATTACTACTTTCACAAACCCTTGGCCTAAGATGAAGTCTTTTACTTCCTGCTTGTTTGAAGAATAACCTGCAAATGACAAACATTGTAATGTTCCATTAGTGTTTCTCTTCATTACTTTCACAAAGGAAGATTTTACTTTGATTATATCACCTACTTTCACCTGATTGAAAGGTTTGTTAATGGTATAAACAGGAATGTCTATACACATTTCTGCTGGATAAGCTGTGAGGTTATTGTTTTTATCTGCTCCAATCCATTCATCCCCAACTTTTGCACAAATACTACCATCCATTGATAGCTTTAATGACTCTTCCTTTTCAGGAATAAACTGTGATTTATATTTATCAATAAAGCTGTTGAATACTGATTTCTTTTCCATTTTATTTGAGTTTAAAGGTTGTTTATTTCTTATGATTTCTTTGATGATGATTGTTTTTATCTGTATCCCATTTTGTGTTTGATTGGTTACAGATGTCATTCCTACTACCTGCATTGGAGTATTATACATAGGAGATACTATCATGTCTCCTAATTGTACTCTATCATCCTCACAGATGAATTTGTAAGTTTTTAAACCTATATACTGATCTTCTCTTAGAAGATCATTTGTATATACTACAACAATAGTTCTTTTCATTGAGGTGAAATTTAAAGGGGAGAAATGAATCTCCCCTTATTAAAATTAATATATATGGTAAAAAAGGATTTCACTTGTATTTTCTCAGATGTTTTAAGCTATTTTAATCTGTTTTACCGAGAAAATATGGTATTTTTCTTGTTAAGTTTCTTGCTTTTTAAAGATGATTGAGAGGTGAAAGACAGTAAATAAATCTATTAATAATTTATCCTTGTTTGAGTCTTTGTTTGAAGAAGTGTTTGTTTGAGTTGAGGGTTAGATAGTTAGCTCACTTTACTTAAACATTTACTTTAAGTAAAATCAAAAAACACTGCAAACTGTATAAGTTTAAACCTCTTTAATATCTAACATCTTTTTACCAATAATTTACTTTATTAAAGGTTTAAAGGAGTAGTAAATATACCTTACTTATTAAATCCTTTTACAGAAGGAGAAAAAAGAAAGAGGGGACATTTGTCCCCCAATCTCTCTTAGAATGATGCTACAGTAGGTGAACCACCAGTTCCTTCCTCATGAATAAGGAAGAACTTTCCATTGTCTCCCAGTACTTCACTAACCATTGGATGTTGTGGAATACCTTTTGTTGAAACAGCTCCAGTTACTTCTCCTGCAACAAAGAAGAACTTACCATCCTCAACTCTATGAAAGATAGTTTTGCCTGTGCTATCCTTCATAATATTTCCATTCTGATCCTTCATTGCCTGACATTTAATGTCAATCTTTTCTGATCCTACAGCTCTTTTAAACTGTTCAACAGTCATTGTTTTCAAAAATTGTAATGCATTCATGATGTTAAAGATTTAATGTGTTAATACTACGTGGGGGTATGATCCCACTTGCCAAGTGATGGGGGAGGTGTGGTTGGTGTAGTCTTCATCTTTATACATCTAAAAAGAAAATGAGAAAAGTAGAAAAAAATTTAGTCTTCATTTCCCTACACTAAAAAATATCTCTCAAAAAAAATAAAAAAAAAATTATGTGTAGTCTTCATCTTTATATATTAAGGTAGCATTGATGAAAAATGAAAAAAAAATAGGAAAAATTTATCCCAACTTAATCTGTAACCACTTAAAATAGAGGGCATTGTAGGGAAAAATAAATAACTTTCATATTCTACTAAAAGTTTTTTACTTAAAAATTTGGAAATGTCAAATATTATACTTACATTTGCACTGAGATAATTTAAAGACATATGGACCTTGCTTTAAATTTACAGCCATGTAGCCTTTGTTGAAGGGTGGGGTATAGATGTGGCATAGACATTGGGTAGTAAAAGATTATATAGTTCTACTATTATAATTTTTAGGTGTCCCCGGTAATCTCAAAACAGTCCTAAGTTATAAAGTATATTCCTCCACAAGAGAAAAGGCTTAATAAGCACTTGTACAGGGTGAGTGAGGGTTTCGGCTAAATACTGGTATACTGAAATACATAGGATAAGGGGTGCTAGTAATAGTACCTCCAAGCAAGACTCAATTTTGCTTGTAAGGGGCTCCTATACCCTATAGAGAAATAAAGTAAGTTATTAGGGATCAAATAATTAGATATGAAGTTAAAGAAAGGAAGAGTTAAGAAGGAGAAGAAAGATGAGTTCTCAGAACACATAGATAAGAAGTTAGTATCAGCAAAGGTCATTGCTATAAATAAGAAAATGATTGCTGTAGCTAAAGAGTATAGGAAAGACTTAAAGAAGAGAATGACTAAATCTGAGAAGTTATTTCAATTAATGTTATTAAAGAATAAGGTGAAATATGAATTTCAGAAGATAATATTTATAACTAGAAATAGAGAGATAATAAGATTTTTCATAGCAGATTTCTATATTCCTGATAAAAATATTATAGTAGAAATTGATGGAGGATATCATTTTGTAGGTGAACAAATAGTTAAGGATGAATCCAGAGAATTTTGTCTTAGGAGATTAGGATATAACATTTTTAGGCTAAAGAATGAAGAGGTAACTGATGATAATACAGACTTAATTTTGGAGGTAATAAAATGAAGAAGAGTAAAAGGAGAAAAAATAAAGTGGATAACTTTAGTGATATACATATCATATGGGGTAAAGGTGTATGTACTATTTACAGTGATAAAAATAATTATTTAAAGGTAACCATTTAATATGATGAATAATATAGTAGAAGGTATATTATGGGTATGGTAGATTCTATAGAATCTCATAGGATTAGGATATAAACTTGTGTTAGGTAAGTCCATTTCTAAGGTAGAAAAGAGTAAGACTTATAATGTATATTATAAGCAAAGTTCTGGTGGAGTTACTCTTGGTAAATACATATTTGTTTCCAACAGGTTTAGCTAGAACTCTATACTACATGAGACAGGACATGTTAAACAAAGTAGACTACTAGGACCCTTATATTTGTTTGTAATAGGTATTCCTTCAATCATACATGCTGCCATATGTAATAAGCCAAACTATTTTCACTTTTACACAGAAAAGTGGGCCAATAATCTGGTTGGACTTACAGCTGATAGCTTAGGTAGATTGACAAGAAAGAAATCTTAATGTGTTATTCCTTCTTTCTCTACAGTATTATTAATTACTTTTAAGGAAAATATAGGTGAAAAAAGTTGTATATGTCAACTACTTTACTTACCTTTGTATTGTAGTTAATAAGGAAAAGGTATGAAAAAATTAAGGAAAGCTGTTGCAAAGTTTATAAAGGAAAGTTGTACTGTAAGTCATGATAGTGAGGGTAATGTTACAATAGTTGTTTTAAGTAAAAATCCATTCTTCATTCCTGCATGGGATATGCTTAGTACAGAAGATCAGTTTGGGATTTTAGAGGAGTATTGTGAGATTAAAGTGCATTCTGTTAGGATTAAATGATGTTAAGAGAGGTGTAGTGTAATGGTAACACGGATGACTCTAGATCATCTTATTGTGGGTTCGAGTCCTACCACCTCCGCAATTAAATTTCATATGTTAGTTGTATGATTAATATAATGAAGAGAAGAGATAGGAAAGCTATCTCAATAGAAATTATTATTCTGGCACCTTTTTATTTTAGTAGGTGTTGGGAAATAAGCTGGGTTGGACAAGTAGGTTAAGTCATTACATTTTCAATGTAATAATCAGGAGTTCGAGTCTCCTACCCAGTACAGATTAAATTATTTGATATGGATAGTAAACCAGATTATATCCCAACAGGTAATGGGGAGTTAGAGGCAGTATCTCTTACAGTAGAAGAGAATGAGATATTATTTGATATGATACTTAGGAAGGTATTGGAAAGTATAGATAGTCCTCCTGAGTCTATAGATAATAATTGCATTGAGTAGGGAGATTACATCTGGGATATTTTAGGAAATTAATTTTAAATTATAAAGTATGAATAAGAAGTATTGGATTGTCACTGGAATTATAGTAGGAGCAATGTTACTCATCTTTGGGATGATTAAATTATTGCCTTTTAATATGACCTTAAGTGGAGTAATTGGTGCTGCATTGGGAGCTGCATGTTATCACTATATAAGTAAACTTTTCAAATAAGTTGTTTTTAGTAATTTTTTTTTCACAGATTTCTTTTTTAAGAAAGCCCTGCAGTGAAGGTCTATGCAGGGCAAATTGATTCATAGTATAATGGTAGTACAGCAGATTTTGGTTCTGCTAGTAGGAGTTCGAATCTCTTTGAATCAACAAGTCTTTGTGATCTATATATTCAACTTTGGTGGGGAGGAAGTTCTAGTTTATAATCCCCATGGTCTGGAGAGATAGCTCAATGGTAGAGCAGTTGGCTGTTAACCAATTGGTTAGAAGTTCGAATCTTCTTCTTTCCGCATTAATGTTTAATATTAAAGGTATGGCAATAGAATTAAATGGTTTATTCGAGGATTTTAGTAATATAAAGGGAGGTGAGAGTACTGGTGCAGAGTTCTTTATTAACTTCCTGAATAGAATGGAAGGATGGAAAACAAAGTGTAAGAATCTACATTGGGCTGCTCCCAAGAAGAATATACATGTATATCTGGATGAATTCTTGGAGAAGCTGGAAGATTTTCAGGATATCCTTGCAGAAGGATACATGGGAATACTGGGTAAGATGCAGCCTAATATAATTAAAGGAATATCCAGTGATACATTAAATGCAATGGATTTTATTGAAGAAGTGAGAACTCACACTATTACTTTCTATAGTAAGATTCCACAAGAGACTATTTATGTTGGTATAAAATCAGAGTGTGAAACTTTCATACAAGAAATTAATCAATATAAATATCTTTTCAGTTTATGTGATATAAGACCCTATTAAGGTCTTATGCCCCTGTAATTCAATGGTAGAATAACTGTTTTGTAATCAGTAAGTTGAGGGTTCAATTCCTTTCAGGGGCTCATACTATATGCAAGGAGGATTGGTATCCCACTGTGGCCCATAACCATAGCTAAGCAAGTTCAATTCTTGCCCTTGCTACTAATTTATAATTGAAAATTATGGGAGAAGAAAAACTTATTAACAGCCTATTTGGTTCTACTGTAAGGGAAGTGGTAAATAAGGCTAATGAATTGAAGCTTAAGAAGGAAGACATCATTAGTGTATTTGTCTTAAGAGATCAGATTTTTTTGATGTATGTGACTAAATAAGATATTATGAGGGAAGAAGAATATACTAGGGAAGAAGAATCAAATAAGCTTCATTTGCATTCCTATGAAGCTGTAGGTAAATTTAGAAGTGTTAGAAGAGCTATAAGAAGAAATAATGTTACACCAGAAGGTACTATTATTCCTAGGAGACCATTTCATAATAAGGCTAATACTTCTAAGAGAAAAGGAGTACACAGTAGGGAATCAAATGAGGAAAAGAAGAGAATTTATGCAAGTATTAAAAGAGCAATAGCAAGACTTCAATGAGGAGCCAGTTGAATACTGTAAACATTGTTTATCTCTTGCAATTAGAGATGTAAACAATTAGCCTTATTGTGACAAGTGTGGGAGCACTAATGTTGATAGTACAGACATATTTACTTGGGAATAGTTGTATGTTAATATGTATGGAACCAAGTTTATAAATAAAAATGAAGAAAATGGAAGAGAACAAAGAAGTTAAAGAAATGGGAGTAGATCAGCTCAAATCATTAGTTCATCAATTAAGTGAACAGAATAGAGCACTATTTAACGAGAATAAGCAGTTAAGATATTCTTTGGAAGAAATTAGTAGAAGTGATTTCTTTAAGAGATTGGATTACTTATTTGAGGTGATTGAGAAAGATAACAAGTATCTCTCTACTAGCTTTAAAGAGAAATGTGCCAATGAGATAGAGATTCTAATGACACAAGTAGAAGAGGAACCTGCAGAGAATACAGAAGAAAAATAAGAGATGTTCATATGGAAGTGGCAGCAAATAATGTAATAAGGATACCCACTTCACTAAAATCTTTCTTTAGATACTGGTTTATTTTTCTAAGACCATTTCATAAGCTAACTGATAGGGAGATAGATGTTGTTACATCTTTTGCTTATGAAAGATATTAGCTTAGCAAAGTTATATCAGACCCTAATATCTTGGATAAGGTAGTGATGTCAGAAGATACCAAGAAGAAAGTAAGGGAAGAAAATAATATAACACTTGCTCATTTTTAGGTAATCATGGGTAAGCTAAGAAAGAATAAAGTTATAATAGGTAATAAGATAAATCCTAGGTTTATTCCTAATGTTAAGGATGATAATGACCCATTTAAACTAATGCTTTTATTTGTTATAGAATGACATATGCTAGTATACTAGAGAAGGTATCAGAGGAATTGAATATTCCACTGGAAGTAGTGAAGCTTGCTTATGAGTCTTATTGGAAATTCATAAGAGAGAGTATTAAGAGTCTTCCATTAGGAGAAGATTTAAGTGAAGAAGATTTTAGTAAGTTAAAGACTAACTTTAATATACCTTCTTTAGGTAAGCTATCTTGCACCTATGATAGGATGGTAGGAGTTAAAAAGAGGTATGAATATTTGTGTAAATTAAGAGAGAGTAGATTATATGATTATAGTAAAAAAAGTTAAGCCATTGTTCACTACTGTGATAACCACAATGGATATTATATCCAACAATGATATGTATGTAGCAGGAACATCTATTATAGACATTAATAAGGTTAAAAACTCTGTTAATGAATTTCAGAAAGTAGTAGCTGTTGGACCTCATGTACAAGGTATAAATGTTGGTGATATGGTGTGCATTAACCCTATGAGGTTTGCTAAACCAGTTCAGAAAAGAAAAACAGGAGATTCCATAAAGGATAATATGGAGGAATATAGTGTTGAGATGAAATACCAGTTTGACATTATAGAGATAGATGGCAAGCCTCACCTGAAATTACAAGACAGAGACATTGATTATGTTGTTGAGGTTTATGAGGACTTTAATGAGAACCCTGCTGTAATTACAGAAGATGATTTAAAGCCAAAATTTGAAGCATAATAATAAGCTCAGTCTTTAATAGGCTGAGCTTTTTTAATTTTAAGATTATGAGATTAATAAAGTTTGAGAAATATACTATCACAATTGAGCCGGAAGCTTTACTTATAAAATCTATAAAGAAGTTATGGAGTAGAGATAAAACAAAAGGAAAAGAAAGGGCTCTTGCAGAGTTAGGTTATATTTATTTTATGGTTGATCCCAGAAGTACTTACTCCTATATATCTAATGTAGATGATAGGTCAGCCAAGATTATAATGGAAGAAGGTTTACCTGAAAACTGGAAACCTGATAAAGTAGTTTAGGAAGCTATGAAGTCTTATGAAGACTCTGTTATAACAGCATCTTCGGCTTTACTGGAGGATACTAAAGCAGCAGTATTTAAGCTTAGACAGTATCTTAAGGAGTTTGACTTTACAGAAACAGATGATAAGGGTAAACCATTATATCCTATCAACACATTTACTTCTGCAGTTAAATAGGTCCCTGAATTAGCAGAGAACTTAATGAAAGCAGAAAAAGCTGTGGCACAAGAGATTGCTGAAAACAGTAAGATGAGAGGACAAAAAGATAAGAACATATTTGAAGATGGAGTATGAGCATAGATGAGATAATAGGTGTACTAAATCAGTACATTGATAGTGTAAGAGCATTAAAAGGTGTAGATAAGAAATCCTTTCTTGTACTATGGAAACATACAAAAGATACTCATCCTGTAAAGATGTTTAAAAAGATGTCTTATTAGATATGGTTAATAGATAAGAAGGATAAATGTTTAGTTACAGAGTCTTTCTTTTCAGGAAGAATTATAGCTACTAATAAGGATGAGATATCCTCCTAGATTGAGAAAAAACTTCTCTTGTAGTTATTTAGTATAGTTAATACTCCTGTATTTGAAGATATTATAAATGGGACTTATGGAAGTAGTAGTATAGACTAATGAATTTCAAACTCCTGTTACTAAAGAATTACTGGACTAGTATCCTCTAGAAGTAAGAGAGTAGTTCTTGGATATCATTAATAATGTGGAGTTTGTTAGAAGATTGATATCTCCTGATAGGCCTAGAGCCAAAGATTTGCCTAGGGATAGTAGTGGGAAGATAATAGTGGATGTAGTTAATCCACACATACTAGAGGATATGGATTATTTCAGGGAGACAGCTTTATGTTTTAAAAGAACTGGTAAGTTTACTGAATTAAGACCTAATGGTAATCCTAATTCTGATTATTACAAGTGGTCTATGAGAGAAGTAGACAGAATATGGAATGGTATGGTAAGACCTTCTGATGGTGAATGGATTACAGGATAGATGTACTTTTATCTTAACTATATGCCAATAGAGCTGGCAGAGTAGATAGAGGGATAGAAAAGAGCTGTAAATAGGGTTACTTCCACTCCTAATGTTTGGGAAGGAGTTTACTTGTGGTTTCATTACTTGCATCAGGCAAGATATGGTGGATTATACGATTCACAGGGAGGTAGGGATGCTCTATAGATAGCCACTAGAGGTGCTTCAAAATCTAATACTGTAGCCAGTATGTTATCCCGGTTATTTATACTTGGTGAGAATGAGAACTATAGAAGGAAAGTAAACTCTTTTATTATAGCATCTGATAAAGGTACATTAAGTAACAAGGATGGTACTTTAAAGAAGTTTGAGGGATGCATTGATTTGTGTGCTGAAAATATGTAGTGGCCATCTCAAAGGTTATACTCATCTTTGGATAAGATGATTTGGGAGATGGGCTATATTGATCCTGAAACTGGCATTAAGAAAGGTACTAGGAATGGTGTGTATGGTGTAACTACTAATGATGATGCAGAGAAGAGTAGAGGTAGTAGAGGTGCTGTTATTGTATATGAAGAGATTGGTAGGTTTAGAAAGTTTCAGACAGCTTGGACAGTAAATGAGCCCTCTGTTAGAGATGGTAAAGATGTATGGGGTTAGCAAATAGGGATTGGTTGTGTGTGTGACGGTACACAAGTATATAATAAGGAAGGAGAACTTATTAATATAGAAGACATAACAAAGGAGGCTGGCATAGTTGGTTTCAAAGATAATAAAGCTAATAGAGAACCAATTACTTATATACAAGATGAAACCTACAAGGAGTGTGTTAGAATAACTACAAACTAGGGAATACTGGAATGCAGCTATGATCATCCCATACTTGTAAGACATAAAGTTAGGCATAGAGTTGATAAGCACATAACTGAAAAGAGAAGGGGAGATTATGTGCTACAATGGAAAGAAGCAGGTAAACTATCCCTACAAGATTATGTTGCATATTGTGATGTTATAGATATATGGGGTAAAGAATCTTTGCAGGATGCTTATCTTGTAGGTATTCTTATTGGTGATGGTAGTTATGGGTTTGATAAAACTCCTGTCCTCTCTAATTGTGATGAAGATGTATTAAGTTATGTTGAAAGTAAATATCAAACTAGGACTGAGAAAACTCATGTAACCTCCAATGGTAAGGTATATAAGGAGTTAAGAGTGCTAGATATTTGTCCTATGCTTAGAGAAATAGGTATTTATGGATAGACTAAAACAGCAAAGAGATTACCTTCTAACTGGCAAAAGCTTAATAAAGATTCTGTTATTAACTTACTTGCTGGTTTATTTGATACTGATGGGTCTATATTTTATGGTAAGACACCCTCTATCTGTATTACACAGAGTAATAGAGAAATACTGGAACAAATACAAGTTTTATTAAGGAAGTTAGGTATAATAAGTCATATCTACAGGATTAATCCACAGATAAAAGAAGGTAGAAAAGATAAGAATCCTTGGTTTAATTTGTAGATAAAAGATAAAAAGAGCCTTTATTCTTTTTGCTCTACAGTACCAATAAAAATAAGGTACAAAAGAGAGGCTATGGAGAAAATACTATCTCTTGGAGATAGCAGTGACTTCTATAAATATTAGTATGACAACATTAGATTAAATAGAGTTAAAAGTATAGAGAAGATAGGAGTTAGAAGGATATATAATCTGACAGCAAATGACTCTCATACCTATCTGGCTAACAATATAATAACTCATAATACTGGGGGATCAGAAGGCTCGAATTTCTATGGTATACTATAGATGATATATAATCCAAAAGGTTACAATGTTTATGCTATACCTAATGTATTTGACAAGAATGCAAAGGGAAATAGTACTTGTATATTCTTCTTTGGTGCTTACCTTAATAGAGGGGGATTCTATAATAAGAATGGTGTATCAGATGTTACTGCCACTTTACTAGATATTTTGATGGAGAGGTATGAAGTAAAGTATAACTCAACTGACCCAAACAGGTTGACTCAGGTAATTGCAGAAAGACCTATTACTATACAAGAGGCCATTATGAGAAGAGAATCTTCTTTATTTCCTGCAGCACAATTAAGTGAAAGGAAGAATGAGATAGATTCTAATCCATAGATATTTGATGATGTTTACACTGGAATGATGACTATAAAGAATGGCAAGCCATAGTTTGTTCCTGCTGATGTGAATATCATTAGGGAGTTTCCACACAAAGATAATAAGCTAGAAGGTGGTATTGAGATATTTTAGATGCCAAAAACAGATAGAGATGGAAGGGTTCCTTCTAATAGATATATAGCTGGAACTGACCCTGTTGATGATGATGATGCAAAAGAATCATTATCACTACAATCTACCTTCATATTAGATTTGTGGACAGATGAAATTGTGGCAGAATATACTGGAAGACCATTATTGGCTGATGATTACTATGAGTAGTTAAGATTACTACTACTCTTTTATAATGCAAAGGATAATTACGAGAATAACAAGAAGGGTTTATTCAGTTATTTTAGTAAGATGAGTTCTTTAAATTTATTGAGTGAGACTTTAGCATTCCTTAAAGATAAGGAGATAACTAGAGTAAGTGCAGTTGGTAACCAATCTAGAGGATTTAGTGCTAACAAGGCTATCAATGCTTATGCCAGATTCTTGTTTAGAAACTGGTTATTGAGTCCAGTGACAATAGTTAGTACTGTAGAAGGAGAAGAAAAAGAGATCACAGTACCTAAGCTATATACTCTTAAAAGTAGGGCTCTTATTCAGGAAGCTATATAGTGGGAATCAATGGGAAACTATGATAGAATATCTGCTATAGGGTCTTTAATGTTGTTAAGAGAGTATATGGTTATGCAATACTAGGGGGATTTTAGTGAAGATAGAATGTCTGCAAGAGATAGTTAGTACCTTGGGAATGATAAGTTCTTTAGTGATAACTATGACAGAAGAAACAGTAAATTTAATCGATAATATAAGTAAGTCTAAATAATCCACTTATCTGCTTGTATAGGTGGATTTTTTTACTTACTTTTGCCTTGTTTAATAGTGAAAGTATGAATACAGAGTATGCTAATTTCCCTAGACAGATGCTGCCATTTAGCAAGAAAACAAAGAAGTGGAGGAAAGCATGTGTATTGTGGGCTAATAATAAAACATTCTTCAACTATAGTTTGGTAAGAAAATCTGTTGTACATAAACAGATTAACTACAATTTGTTGAGGGGTAAGATTAATATGTAGGATATATAGCTAGTACTCAATCCTGATGATTTGAGAGCTGGATATATCCCTGATAGGATATAGCATTATCCTATAATGAATAGCAAATTGAATGTTCTTAGTGGAGAAGAGTCTAGAAGAGTGTTTGATTTTAAGGTTATTGTGACCAATCCATTAGCTATTAGTGAAGTAGAGAATAACAAGAAGAATGAATTGTTGTAGAGATTAACTGAACTAATATAGGCCTCTTCATAGTCAGAAGAAGAATTCAACATAGAGCTGGAGAAGATCAGTGATTACTATACTTATGAGTGGTAGGACCTAAAGGAAATTAGGGCTAATGCTCTATTAAATCATTATATGAAAGAGTATAATATTCCTCTTTTGTTTAATGATGGATTTAAGGATGCAATGGCTGTAGGTGAAGAGATGTATAGGTGTGATATTGTAGGTGGTGAGCCTGTAATAGAGAAACTTAATCCCCTTAAAGTAAGGATATTTAAAAGTGGGTACAGCAATAAGATTGAGGATGCAGATATTATAATTATAGAAGATTATTGGTCACCCGGAAGAGTAATAGATACTTATTATGATGTATTAACTAATAAGGATATAGAATATATTGAGACCATACCTGATAATATAGGACAGAATACTGTAGATACAATGGGCAATATAGATGAAAGGTATGGGTTTGTTAATGCTGATATGATAGGTGATGAAGTAACCATGTCTAATGGTTTCTACTTTGACCCTGCTAATATGTTCCCAGAGACTGTAGGATTCTCACTGCTTCCTTATGATTTAGCTGGTAACATTAGAGTCTTAAATGTATACTGGAAGTCAAAGAGAAAAATTAAGAAGGTTAAATCTTATGATCCTGAGACAGGAGAAGAGACATTTAATTTCTATCCAGAAGATTATATTATAAATAAGGATATGGGTGAAGAAGAATATTCCATGTGGATTAATGAAGCATGGGAGGGTACTATGATTGGTAATGAGATATTTGTTAATATGAGACCAAGATTAGTATAGTATAATAGACTCTCCAATCCTTCTAGATGTCATTTTGGTATCATAGGTTCTATATATAATCTTAATTAGGGCAGACCATTTTCACTTGTAGACATGATGAAGCCCTATAATTATCTGTATGATGTAATTCATGATAGGCTAAATAAGGCAATAGCAAATAACTGGGGAGCTTTAGTTAGGATGGATTTTGCGAAGGTCCCTAAAGGATGGGATGTTGATAAATGGATGTACTATGCTAAGGTGAACCACATTCTTGTTGAAGACAGTTTTAAGGAGGGTAATTATGGTGCTGCATCAGGTAAACTTGCTGGTGCAATGAATAATGCTTCTACTGGAGGTATCACTTTAGACCAAGGAAATTATATTCAGCAGCTCATAAATCTATTGGAGTTTATTAAACTAGAGATGGCAGAAGTTGCTGGAATAACTAGATAGAGAGAGGGTTAGATATCTAACAGAGAAACTGTTGGTGGAGTAGAGAGAGCTACATTATAGTCTTCACATATTACAGAGTGGTTATTTGTATAGCATGAAGATATAAAGAAAAGAGTATTGGAATGCTTCTTGGAGACAGCAAAGATTGCTTTGAAGGGTAGGAGTAAGAAGTTCCAGTATATATTATCTGACACTTCTACAAGAATAATGGATATTGATGGAGATGAATTTGCAGAGGCAGATTATGGTTTGGTAGTAGATAATAGTAATGATACATAGGAACTAAAATCTAATATACAAACTCTAGCATAGGCTGCTTTATAGAATCAAACTCTTTCCTTCTCTACAATAATGAGATTATTCTCTTCTTCTAGCTTAGCTGAAAAACAAAGATTGGTTGAGAAGGATGAAAACAAGTTGCAAGAGAGACAACAGCAAGCTCAACAGCAACAACTAGAGGCTCAATAGAATATGGCTCAAATGTAGTTGCAGCAGAAATAGAATGAGTTGCAACAGAAAGAGGAGGCTAATATAAGGGATAATGAGACTAAGATAATTATAGCCTAGATGAACAAGTATGCAGGGGAAGAAACTATTGATGATATAGAAGTTGATCCTCAGGCAAAAGCTGATCTACAAGAAAAGATAAGAGAATTTGATGAGAAACTTAAGCTGGATAGAGAAAGATTAAACTTGGAGAAAGAGAAAGTTAAAGAATCAAATAGACTTAAATAGATGTAGATAAATAAAAGTTCGAGCAAATAAATCTTTAAACAAGATTAAACTTTAATATAAAATAATATGTATTTTACAACAGATGACCTTAAAACCATAGCATAGTGGCTAGCTAATTAGGGCATTAGAGATACACAATTTCCACAAGCTACTTCCCCTCTTAGTGGGGAAGAGCAACTGGTTATTGTACAGAATAACCAGAATGTGTTAGTTTCCATGAGTGAGGTAGTTGCCTAGTTAGGGCAATACATTAATCTGGAAGGATGTCTCTATGCAGGTGTAGCTACTACTACTACAGTGCCATCTACTACTAATTCAAACAAAATCTTCTATATAGCTACTGATGCGGGAGTATATAAGAATTTTGGAAATATTGAGTTGGATGGAAGTGTGGTGGCTATACTTAAAACAGCTAGTGTAAAGCCTAATGTGTGGGAAGCTGATCTTACTAATATAAGGTTAGATGCAGTTGATATAGCACAAGATGCTAGAACTATTGCTGATAGAGCACTAACTATAGCATAGGATACCTAGACATAGGTTAGTGATATAGATAATAAAGCAACAGAAGCACTTTCATTGTCAAAAGTGGCCAATGCAAATGCTAATGAAGCTCTGGAAGAAGCTAAATCTTCCATTAAAACTTCTGAGAGAGGTAAACCCGGTGGAGTTCCTATTCTAGATGAAAATGGGCTTATACCTGAATCATAGTTACCTGTAAAGGATACTATTCTTATAGATTCTTACATGTCTGATAGGACAGATGCTGCACCAACAGCTAATGCACTATACTAGTTATATCTTCACCATGAAGCAAGTATAGTAGAGCAAAATGATATTCTTAATGCTATACTAGACTTGGTAAGTGATTCTACAGAAATTGGTGTTGCTCCTGTTAACATTACTATAACTTCTGCTGCACAAGATGTTAAAGTTCAAATTATATGTAATGGAGGATGGAGCATAGGTGATTTACCATCAGGAGTTACAGCTAGTCCAATGACTGGTACTGGTAATGGAGTTACAACACTTTCATTTGCTGCTAATCCTAGTGAAACAGTTCCTAAGACTGGCTCTATTGTTATAAGCAATAGTTTTGGTAAGTCAAAAACTGTAACCTTTACTCAGCAAGCAGCTTCTACAGTATATGTATATAATTTGTCAGTCACTCCTACTTCTGTAAATGTGGCTGCCGCACAGAATGATGGTAAAATAGAAGTGGTATCTACTAAGACTCCTCATATTAATGGAGTTCCATCAGGTGATCCTGAGCCAGTAGATTTTACTGTAAGTGTTAAATCTTCTGTAAACTGGCTAGCAACTGGATCAGTTGATCCTACTTATTATAGCTGTTTGGAGAATACTTTAGAAGCAAGTAGGTCAGCAGCATTACATGTTGCCCAAGTTGATCCATCTGGTAAGAGTATAGATATACCATTCACACAGGCTGCTGCTACTATAAACAAGCAATATACATTTACAATAACTCCGGCTAATCTGAGTATTAATGATGATGGTGCTGGAGGAACCTATCAGGCTACAATTACTTCTACACTTAAGACAACTATAAATGATAAGGTAGAAACTACTCCTGTAGAGTTCTTAGTATCTTATAGTGGACAAGCTAACAGTAGTTGGGTTGTATATGATAAATCTAAAAATACTATCACATTACCATTGTCAAATTTAGAAACTGCAAGAGAGGGTGCTATAATCTTCACACAACAGTCTCCTACTACTCCTGTTATTACAGTTCCAGTTCATCAGGAGCCAGCAGTAATAACTTGGGATTATAAGTTTGAATATAATCCTACTACTATGAACTTTGGTAATGCTGGTGGAACACAGTCTTATACTGTAACAAAATCTGTTAAACAGAAATTAATTAATGGAACTCCTACAGGAGATGAAATTTATGTTCCATGGGATGTACAGATAACAGGTACTGGATTCAGTCTTAATAAAGACACAAATTCTGTTATTGCTGCAGAAAATGCTGGAACTGCTACAAGAAGTGGTACTCTAACATTTACTAGGGCAGAAGTTGGTTCTAGTGGAAATAGAACAATAGCTCTTACACAATCTGCTGGAATTGTTACTTGGGAATATACATTATCAGCATCTGTTAATCCTACTTCTGTTGCTGCTTTGAATGGTACTACTGTATTAACTGTTACTTCTACAAAATAGAAGTACATCAATGGAAAAGCTGATGGTAATCCAGTAGCTGTTGCATGGCATGCTACTTCAAAGAATGGTTACTTATCAGGAGCTGATACAAGTGGTTCTACTTGGAGCATGACAGAAAATAGAACTGAATCTAGTAGGTCAGATGTATTGACTATAACTCAATTAGAGGAAGGTAGTAAGCAAACTACAGTTAATGTAACACAGGTTGCTGGAACAGTAACTTATGATTATACTTTCACTGTAACTCCTGCTTCATTATCATTTGCTGTAATGGGTGAGACTAAGTCCTTTACTGTAGTATCTACCAGACAGAAGAAAATTAATGGTACTGCAACTGGTTCCCCAGAAGCAGTTAATTGGTCTTCTAGTGTAACAGGCTCTGGATTTAGTATAACTAATGCTGCTGTAACTGCTACTGAGAATAGAACAGAATCTGCAAGATCAGGTACTGCCACATTTACTCAGACAGGAGGAAATGCTCCTATTACTAGAAGCTTAAGTCAACCTGCTGGTACAGTAACCTACGAGTATACATTCAGTGTATCTCCTTCTATTATAAACCTTGTAACTGCTGGTACAGCTCAGACTGTGACAGTAACTTCTACAAGACAAAAGAAGATTAATGGAAGTAATTCAGGTAGTCCTGAGGCTGTGGCTTACTCTTCTACTATAAGTACAGGGTTCAATATTAATCAGAACTCTATAAGTGCTCCGCAGAATAATACTGAGTCATCTAAGTCTGGTACTGCTACATTTACACAAACTACAAGTGGTAAGACAGCTACAGTGAGTGTTACACAAGCTGCAGGTGTTGTAACTTATGATACTTATGTATTTGAGGCTACTCCTACAGCTGGATTAGCATTCCCAAGAGTAGGAGCCACTAAGTCATTCACAGTTACTTCTACTAGAGTTAAGAAAATCAACGGAATATCTCAGGGTACTCAATAGGTTGATTATACTGTAGCTGTAACTGGTACAGGCTTCTCTGTAAATGGTAAAGAAATAGTAGCTGCCAAGAATCCTAATACAAGTAGTAGGTCTGGTAGTGCAACACTTACTCAAAGTGGTAGTGGAACAGTTCTTACTAGGGCTCTATCTCAACAAGGTGGGTCAGACCCACAAGTTTAGAAGGTTGTATATAGGTAGAAAGCTACTAGAGATGGGTAGTTTGGAGCCTATAGTTAGAATTCTATTATTTCCTCAGACAAAGATGGCTGTATTATTGATGGTGGATTAGCAACTATGGTTGGTGGTGGTATCATTATAGAGATCACAACTAATGCAGAACATTGTGTAGTTCAACCCGGAAGTACTATAGGAGGAGGGGCAGAATGTTGGGCTGGATTGAATATGGAATATACTAATGAACAACCTAATAGATTTGAATATCAGTTAATAGCTAATAATACTTGGAGACAAAATCAGTTGGATATAACAGCAGACTTACCTGTAGATCAGGCTATAGTGGGAGCAGATTTCCCTGCTGGAGCTTCTGCACCAACTAGGTTCTGTTATTGGTTAACATGGGATACTAATCCCGGATTACCACTAGTCCTAGTATTTATTTTGTCAACAGATGTTTAGATAACTCATTATATAACAGTAAATATAGAAGGCAATAGGTCTTTAACAGTGTCCTCAGATTCATTATAGATCAACCCTGAGGGGGGGGGAGATAATGCAGTAACTTTAGATGTGAAGTTATCTGATTAGAGTGATGAATTTGTGGTCACTACTAATTAATAACTTCTTTAAAACATTTAAATTATGGCATTTATAACCGTATCCCCCATGAGTGGACAAGGAGATAGTACTCTTACAGTAACAGCTGCAAAGCATACTGGTAGGAGTACTAGAACCTCCTCATTTACAGTTACTTGTAAGAATGATGCAACAGCTAAAGCTACTGTTTCAGTTACTTAGTCTGCTGCAGCAATTTTCTTAAATTCTGTAACTTCTTCCCCTGCTGTATCTTAGAGTACAGCAATACCTGTAACATACTCTTTTAAGAGTAACTCTGCTACTTTTTATATATATTTCTTTACAGTTATTGATAATGTAAGAAGCCCTATTAAAGGCTTAGCGGAGTAGGCTGTAGTAGATAATTTTACTATCAAAGTAAATGGAACTCCAGTAGCTTTAAGTAGTGGAGTAGCAGGCACTACAGGAGTGAAGTTTACTACTACAGCAGGTACTGATGTAGAGTATACAGTTACTGTAACCTTTACTGTTAAAGCATCAGCTAATGCATATATGGATGTAGGATGGGAAGTAGGAGCAGCTCTTACTGACACAGCTACATAGAGTGAGTAGAATTTAAGTAATAGATATACAAGTACAAAAGCTAAGGCTGTATTATCAGTTACTCCTACATCAGTACCAAGTGTAGCTGCTGCAGGAGGTAATAGCTCTGTAAAAGTAACAACTAATGATGAATGGGCTGTAACAATTTCATGATATGAATAGAACAAAAAAAAACATAGTATTCGGGTCAGATGTTAAAGTAGAAACAGATGATTAGGGAAACCAAATTATCTCTATAAACTTTGATTCTGATGGAGGTTCAGTAGTATTGAATTAATACCCCCCCCCACTAGGGAGAGTATATTAATCAGTAACTAAATCATTTAATAGGGTAGATATAATTAACTATGTCTACCCTATTGTTTTATATGAAAAATTTAGGTAAATTTGTCGCAAAAATAAATAGAATATGAAAGAAGGAAGAATATATAATCAGGGCCAAGTTATTAATAGTTTGTAGGTAAGCTATTTGCAATCTGTAGTTGCTGGAGACACAGAGTTTGGCAGAGTAGTGTTATTAAAAAATGTAACAGAATAGAATGTTGAGGTTCAAATAAGACCTGCAGGATAGGAAGAATATATCACTACTATATTATCCTCAGGTTGGAATCCTGAGCTGGTTACAGGTGTTAAAGGTGTTGCAGAAAATACTTTACAATATGGCTTCTAATTTAGGAATTGGTATTACTACTAATGCTATAGGTTTTAAAAGGAAAGACTTAGGAGGTGGGCCAATACCACCTCCTATTCCTGTTAATCTTATAAGCAAGAAGGAGACTATAATGGGCTGGAATGATTCTGATCCTAATATAGCCCTATGGTAGAAAGAAGGTGATGAGGTTTATTTAGCAATAAATTCCTCCTTATTATATGAAAAAGTAGGTGGAGGGGCAGCATTAAATGATGTATTTCTAGGAGAAGGAAATTATGCTCCTAATAAATAGTATCTATTACAAGTAGAGTGGAGATTAGAGTAGGCACAAACTTATAGAGGGCTTGCTTTTTATATAGAGTATACAGATGGAACTGTTGATCAATCTTTTGGCTTACCTGCAGATGCTACAACAAAAATTACATCATATATTGTAACTTAGAAATACAAGACTGTAAAAAAGATATCTGCTTCTTATGGAGAAGCTACTTCTCTTGTTCATATATTTAATATAGGTTTATATGAGTATAATAGTCCATTAGAAGCTATTATACCAGCAGTAATAGATGAAACACCCGGAGATTTAAACTATGTTACAGGTGGTAGAGAAATTATAGTTCCTACTTCTGTTTCAGCACAAAATAAAGTTAATGTTCCTCTTACTATTCCTAGATCAAATTACCCTTATGCATTACATATAGATGGAATTTATGATCTGGTAGGATAGAGTGATGAATATACTATAAATATCTTTGAAAATAGTACTGTAACATAGGTAGCAAATATTGTACTTACCAAGACCAACAGACAATCAGTATTCATTGTTCCTCTTACTTTAGCAGCAGGAGCCTATACAATGCATTTCTATTCAGGAAAACAAGGTTATTCACAGAATAGGTCTGTAAAATATAGTGGAGTTAATGTAATGGAATGGTATATTCCAGTGCCACTTTGGAGTCCTTCTGATGCAGATATGATGAAAGAAGTTATGGTATGCTGGTATGACACTGTAAAGTAGGGAATAACCAATGAAAGCTTAAGAGAAAATCCCGTACTTGTAGACTTCTCTGGTAATAATGATAATCTTAAATTATATGAATTTGACTGGGAAACAGGTAGTGGTGTTGGAGGATTACAGCATGACTTTACTTAGGATTTTAAAATAGACTCTAAGCTTAATTACTCCTAGTTAACACGATAGACTGTTGAATTTAAACCAAATACTGGTTTGGGAGGAGGTACTTATTAGGTTCTTATAGGGAAAAATTAGTATGTCACTGGGGAATAGGTAAAGATGACCTTTACTATTTCTGGGATTGAAGCTCTTGTGGGTGCAGGGTTAGTTGATTATATAAGAATTGAGTTTGGGCCTTCTATTAGAGTTCGATATACTACAGATGGAAAATTTGCTTTCAATTATATTGCACCTTATAATAATAGTTTAGATATATTTCTTTATACATTAGCACCTTTAGATGATTATCCTCCGATAAAAATAGAGTAGGAGATTGAGTACCCAATGGCTTTAGCTTTTGATGGAGTTAATGCTCATGGTATTAGTAGTGTATACTCTACCACTGGGGATAATGATTATACTGTGATCATGGGATATGTCCCCTAGAGTCTACTTACTAATCCTAAGGTGATAGCTAACTTAAGGAGAAATATCACTATACAATAGGCTGATAAGGATACTATAAGATGGTATGATCTTAGTGAGTCACTTTATTTGGACCTCCCTTTAGATATAATAGGATTTAAGAGAACAGAAGCCTATTCTCCCTCCGTGAATTATCCCAATAATAATACTAAATAGAACACAACTGCAGACTATATATATATTGGGGAAGCCAAAGGGGGTGGATTAAATGAGAAAATGGTGTTATATACATTTATACAATATAACAGAAATCTTACTAGGGATCAGATAATTAATATCTGGAATAACATGAGGATGAGCAAGAAAGGATTATATAACCCTCTTGCTATAAGACATAAAGATAGGGTATTATTAGATGGAGGAGTTATTCCTGCTACCTTAAAAGAGTTATCAGACTGGTTTGATAAAGAAGGTATTACTGAGGCTGATATGGATGGAACAGGAGAATTTAGAACTATCCTTATAGAGCCTTATTATACTGGCTATAAAGTAGCCACCACTACAAGTACTGCATCAGCAACTTATATAAACAAACTATATAATCCTGACTAGAAATGGGATTTAGTACAGGCAGTTGAAGACCCTACAATTGGAGGTCCTGTTTTGTTAACAAGTGATTATAAAGTAAGGGCTGATAAGACAAAGTAGTATAATGGCCTTATGTCTGATGGAGTTAATATGATATGGGAAGGTTCTGATCTTTCTGTAACATATCAATTACATAGTATAGGAGACCCTACTTTATATGATAACTTTGGTACAGCAGGAGTCAATTATACTATAGCAATATCTACAGCAGTAGCACTAGAAGGCTCAACTATATTAAGACAGGGTAATTGGCTAGGAGCTAGATATATTACAAAGGATTCTTCTATTAGTATTCCGGGTTGGGTAACTGGAGGTTCTACACCATGGACTGATGATTTGATTTTAACTGCTAGAACATATGTTAAGGATGGAATAGTTTTTGGATAGAGTGGAGACTTTGACTTGGGTAGTATTCCAATAGAATATGCTAATGAACCTGTTCCTTTTGTCAGGAGATTTTACTTATTAACAAGGCTAGCTACTGTTTTAGGAAATCCCGGATAGGCAGACATATCTATACATAAAGTAAAATTCAAATTTAAAGAAGTACCTACTGCAACAGCTACCACATTAAGTCTAAATAGCATTCCAGAGGAATCAGATGACAAACCTGTTGAGTTTAATGATGTATTCCCCTATGTAGAACCAAAGCCTCTTACATCAGATGAGATAAGAGAGATTGAAGAATAGATAAAACTTTTAAACAGTAAAAAGGATGAATAAGTATTTAATAGCTGCTATCTTAATTCTCTCTACAGTACTATATTTTTCTGTTAGGAAAAATGTAAGGTTAGGGCAGAAGTATGATACATCAATGGAGAATATAAAAGCATATGATAAGGAGATGAGTGGGTTAAAAGACTAGGCTAACTTCTATAAATTATCAATAGAGTAGCTTAGTTATTTTAAAGACTCTGTTCTTTTAAAGATGGATTCAATGAGGAAAGAGCTAGGTATTAAGGACAATAAAATACAACAAATGTAGTATAAATTGTTATATGCCTAGAAGACAGATAGTATAATTGTTAAGGATACCATCTTTAAAGAACCTTCATTTCATATGGATACAGTAGTTGGGGATCAGTGGGCTAATACTAAGGTAATAATGAAATATCCTAATTATATTAGTATCACTCCCAAGTTTAAATTAGAGAGTTTCTTGTTTGTAGAGAGTAAAAGGGAGACTGTAGAGCCTCCCAAAAAATTCTTTATTGCAAGGTGGTTCCAAAGAAGACATACTGTTCTTAATATTTTAGTAAAGGAGAATAATCCATACGTGGAAACAAAACAACAAAAATTTATAGAAGTAATTTAGTAATATGAGTGATTCTGTTTTAATAGCATTAATTGGGGTAGTTTCCACTGTAACAAGTAGTTTTGTAGGATGGTTACTAGCCAAAAGAAAATATAAGGTATCAGTAGATTCTAATGAGATAGATAACCTAAGGAAATCCTTAGAATTTTATGAGAAGATTGTAACTGATAATAACAAGAAGTTAGATTTTTACATAAAACTTGCCGAGGATAATAGAGTAGAAGTATACAGGTTAAGAGGAGTAGTACATAAGATACTAGTAAGCTCATGCTTAGATGGTACTTGTGTAAAAAGAGTTTTCTATACTGATGAGCAGGTGAGAGAAATATTGGGGGATACAAAACCTCTTAATAATGAAGAATATAAAAGCTAATATTATGCATTTAATATCAAAGAGAATAAAAAGAGACCCAGAGTATACTATAAGTGAGTTATCTGTAGACAATGTATTTATTTGTAATGTACTGGAAGATACAGATAGAGGACTTACTGACAGTATGACAGCACAAGAAATAGAGTCAAAGAAGATATATGGGAAAACAGCCATACCTACTGGAACCTATACTATAGATATGGACACAGTAAGTCCTAAATTTGAAAGTAGAAGTTGGGCTGTACCATATTAGGGCAAACTGCCAAGACTTCAAAATGTAAAGGGGTTTGAAGGAGTACTTATACACGTAGGTAATAAGGCAGAAGATACTCTAGGATGCTTACTTGTTGGCACTTATAATGGTGGAAACAATATAGTTTAGAGTACTATAGCTTTCCTGAAATTAATGGGGATGTTACTTTAGGCTCATTAGAATCAGGAGGAAATTAAGATAACAATCTGCTGAGCAATTTGATAGTTATTATAGGGTATGGAGTTAATACTTTGTACCCTATAATTGTTATTATAAGCAAAGTATTTATAGTACAATTAGTATAAGGTTTATTGTATTGTAGGATTAAAAGCTTTTATCTAAATTTGCAGTAGTTTTAACCAATGGAGAAGATAATATGGAAGTACTAAACACGGACAATATTTTATCACCAGAAGAAGTGGATACACTCTTTAGTGGTGAAATTGAAGAAACACAGGATACTCTTCCTGAGGAAAAAGAGATTACAGAAAAAGAAAAGAAAGATACTACTGAGGTTGACAAAGTAGACCCTGAAAGTCTATTTGATACACCAGAGAGCGTAGGTAGTGGAAATGAAGATACCCAAGGTAAAGAGGATACCAAATCTAATGAAGATACTGGTTCTTCTCCCAAAACTAACTTCTACTCTTCCATTGCCAGTGCTTTGATAGAGGAAGGTATTCTCTCTGGCCTTGATGAAAAGGAAGTAAGGGATATTAAAACTCCAGAAGACTTTGCAGAAGCAATGGAGAAACATATCTAGTCTCAGTTAGATGAGAGACAAAGGAGAATTGATGAAGCCTTACAAGTAGGAGTTGAACCTGATGAGATTAAAAAATACGAGGGTACAATTCAATATTTGAATGGCATTACAGAAGAAGCAATCTCTGATGAAACATCTAAAGGAGAAGAATTAAGGCAGAGATTAATCTTCCAAGACTTTCTCAATAGAGGATATAGTAAGGAAAGAGCTACCAGAGAAGTGAAGAAATCATTTGATTCTGGTTCTGATATTGAGGATGCAAAGGAAGCATTGGCAAGTAACTTAGATTATTTCAAAAGGGAATATGAAGAGATTATCTCTGAAAGAAAAGCAGAGGAAGAAGAGGAAAAAGCAGAGCTTAAAAAACAAGCTTCTGAATTAAAGAAGTCTATTTTGGAGGATAAGGAAATCTTTGAAGGTATAGAGTTAGATAAGAAAACTAGGGAGAAGATTTATAACTCTATTAGTAAACCTGCTTTCAAAGACCCTGATACTGGGGAATATCTTACAGCTGTTCAAAAGTATGAAAGAGATAATAGGGTTGATTTCTTAAAGAAATTAGGCTTGTTATTTACTATGACAGATGGCTTTACAAACTTGGATAAACTAGTCAAACCAACAGCTAAAAAACAAGTGAGAAAGAGCTTAAGAGAGCTGGAACACACTATCAACACTACAAGAAGAAATACAGATGGAAGTCTTAATCTAATAACAGGAGTGAGTGATGACCCAGAATCTAATGCTGGTTGGGATATTGACGTGTAAAATATAAAAATGAAATTGTTAAATTAATTAGATTATGGCTGGAAAATTAAGTAAATTCCAAATGATCGGTTTTCAACATTGGAAAGGGTTGACAACTGAAAATCACTTAGGTGCTATCTTCCAACAGTCTCCTTAGAAAGCAACTAACTTAATGGTTCAGTTGTTAGCTTTCCATAGAGGAAAAACACTGGATACATTCCTTAATCAATTCCCTACTAAGGTATTTGAGGATGACAGTGACTATTACTGGGATGTTATTGGTAGCTCTCGGAGAAATATTCCTCTTGTAGAAGCAAGAGATGAAAATGGCACTCCTATCACACCTGCAACAACAGGAAATATTGGTATTGGGGGTAGTCCCTTCTATCTGGTATTCCCGGAAGATTGGTTTGCTGATGGTGAAGTAATTGTAGGTAACTTAAACCAAGTTTATCCTCAAAGAATTTTAGGAGATGGTAGACCCGAAGGAACTAATTGTGTATACAAAGTTGAGTTGATGGGTGGAAATACCCAAGGTATTCCTGTTGAGAGATTACTTGCTGGTGAAAGATATTCTGTTGAATTTGCTCCGGTAGAGAGAGAACTCTCTAGAAAAGCAGGTGATGTTAGATTCACTTCTCCTGTTTCTATGAGAAATGAGTGGACTACCATCAGGATTCAACATAAAGAACCGGGTTCTAACTTAAACAAGAAATTGGCTGTTGGTATTCCTATGGTTCGTAGAGATATGTCTGGAAGACAAGTTACAGATACTGCCAACAAATGGATGCACTATGTAGATTGGGAAGTAGAATGCCAATTCTCAGAGTACAAAAATAATGCAATGGCCTTTGGTACTTCCAACAGGAATATCAATGGTGAATACATGAACTTTGGTAAATCAGGTAATGTAATTAAAACTGGTGCTGGTATCTTCGAACAAACAGAAGTAGCTAATGCCATGTATTACAATGATACCAATGGAGTCATGAAACTTTTGCTGGATGCATTGTATGAATTGTCTGCTGGTAAATTGGAATTTGGTGATAGAAAGTTCATCATCAAAACTGGTGAAAGAGGAGCTTTGATTTTTAATAGAGAAGCTAAGAAAACTACATCAGGATGGATGCCTATTATTTCAACACAAAATCCTCCTATCTACAAGAAAGTTCAAAGCACTTTTGCTGATAATGCAATTGCAGCTATTGACTATCAGGTAACAGAGTGGATGGCTCCTAATGGAGTACAGGTTAAATTGGATGTAGACCCGTTCTATGATGATCCTGTAAGAAATAAAATCTTACATCCAGAAGGAGGTCCTGCTTTCTCTTACAGATTTGATATTTGGTATATTGGTACTATGGATCAGCCTAATATTCAAAAATGTGTAATTAGAGGACAGGAAGAATTCCGTGGCTATCAATGGGGTATGAGAAATCCTTATACTGGACAATTAGGTAATCCTAACATGTCATATGATGAGGACTCTGCTGTTATCCATAGGATGGCAACCTTGGGTACTTTAGTTTTAGACCCTACAAGAACTATGTCATTAATTCCTGCAATTTTACAGGGATAATATAAAGAAGGGGAGGTAATATTCCTCCCCTTATTTTTACAATATTAAAAGGAGAAGATTAATATGGGAAGTAAAGAAGTAGTAGAAGAGGAATTAGATATGGCCTCAATTAATGAGGATGATACTATAATTCCGGAAATTAAGGTAGAAGATACCAAACAGGAGGAGGCTCCAGTAGAGAAAAAAGTAAAAGGTAATTCATAGCTTATTAGCTGTTTATCCAATCAGAGGGTAATTGTTAGACATGTACCCAAAGAGAGTGGTATGGTTACAAATCCAAAACACATTCTGTATGGTGGAATGGCAGAAAATGCTGTAAAATACTTTACTGTACCTCAATTGGAATCAGGAAAACTTGTAAATGTTCTTACTGATGATGAGAAGAATTTCTTGGAGGAAATAATGGGATTAGAGTATAATGCTCTTTCCATTTACAAGAAAGAAAACAACTATTGGCATAATAGGCAAGTTAGACTGTTAAAACAAGATAATATCTTGGATTTGTCTGATCCTGAACAATATATTAAGTATAAAATATTGCTGGCTAACAAAGATGAGATTGCTCCTTCTTTACAAGTACTTTAGGACTCTCCTAAAGCTACTTACAAGTTTGTACTGATTAGAGAAGGGGAAGAGACTTCTTCTGCCAAGAAAGAAATGTCAGCTACTATGCAAGCTTACATGGAGTTTGGCAAAATGCAGGAGGATGCTGCTACACTTAGAACTATTATTGAGACTATAGATGGAAGACCTGTTGCTGTTAATTCCAAAATAGAATCTCTACAAACTAAGGTCAACAAGCTTATACAAGCTAATCCTAAGATGTTCCTTAGAATAGCTACTGATCCACTTTTAGCAACAAAAGTGTTAATTAAAGAATGTGTAGAAGCTGGTCTTGTCTCTAATAGAGGTGGATTCTTCTATTTAAGAGAAGATGGTACTCCTTTGTGTTCAAATGGAGAAGACCCAACTCTTAATGTGGCTGCTAAATTCCTTAGTTCACCTAAGAATCAGGCAATCAAATTTAGTTTAGAAGCAAAATTAAAAGATTAAAATTATGAGTAGTGAGGAATTTTTTCAGAGGTTTCAGGTGCTATATAATAATGTGGACTCTAATGCAGCCCCCGGATTAAATGAGTATGATGTTAGTGTATTCCTCACTAAAGCTCAGGATGAAATACTAAAGAACTATTTTAACCCTCTTGGTAATAAATATGGAGAGGGTTTTGATGGTTCTCCTAAGAGACAGATAGACTTCTCTAGGGTTATAAAGACTGCAGAGCTACAGAAGTATTCTGGAACTCCAAACAGGATAGACCTTAGAAGTACTATTTTTGTTTTACCTTCTGATGTATTTTTCATACTGGATGAAAACCTCTACACAGAAAATAATCTACCCTTGTAGGCAGTTCCTATCTCTTTTACAGACTATTCTATACTTATGAGAAAACCTCATAAGTATCCTCACAAATCAGAGGCTTGGAGGCTTCTTTCAGAAGTAGCTAGTGAATCAGTTCAAATAGAGATAATATCAGAAACTCCTGTAACCAAGTATCTTATGAGATATGTAAAGAAGGTCAATCCTATTATAGTAGGAGATTTATCTCAGTTTGGGCTTACCATTAATGGTTTATCCACTGTAACTGAGTGTGAACTAGATACTGAACTACATGAAGAGATACTATAGAGAGCTGTAGAACTGGCAAAAAGTGCTTATATAGGAGATTTGGCAAGTACTATTCAATTAGGTCAAAGGAGTGAGTAATGAATACGACAGAATTTAGTAATGAGTTTGATGTGCTGCTTAGTTCATTTACTACTGGAAACTCCATAGTACTGGATGAATATGAGAAGTCAGTATTCCTGACACAAGCACAAGAGTAGATAGTTATTGAGCTATATACTGGAAAGTATGATGGCTTAAGCTTTGAAAGAGAAGAAGAGATAAGGAGATATCTTAGCAGTATTGTACAGACCTATACAACTACTTAGTAGGTCAGTGGATTAACTGGACTCTCAAAAGAGTCAGTGTTTTTTGCACTACCTGTAGATTGTTGGTATATAACCTATGAGGCAGTAACCTTAAAGGATGATTCTAATTCATGTATTGATGGTAAGGAGATATTAACAATCCCCACAACTCAAGATGAGTTTGGTAGGATCAAAAATAATCCTTTCAGGGGACCTTCTGATAGAAGGGCATTAAGGTTAGATGTAAATAATAATACTGTAGAGGTAGTGTCTAAATATCCAATAGATACTTATATCTTAAGATATGTGGCTCAACCATCTCCTATAGTACTAAGAGATTTTACTGATGTAACAGTAAATGGAGTAAGTACTACAACAGAATGTAAATTACATGAAGCATTACATAAGGTAATACTGGATAGAGCTGTTAAGATAGCTCTAATGAGTAAAGCCATGTATGCAATAAAAGAAGAGAATAAATAAGCTTATTTATAAGCAAATGTTTAATTAAACTTTGAATTAAAATGGCAACATTTTCAGTAAACCAAGTTAGACACACTTATGTGGCTAAAACTTTAAAAGCATCAGGTAATAATTTAGAGGCTACAGATACAGCTGGAACCATTCTTCCTAAAGCTGATACAGCCAAAACTACCATGTATTTTCAATACATGAGTCCGGGTGGTATTGAATCAACAGATAAAATTACTCTCAAAAACTTAGAGTATGTAAAAGCAACAAAATCAGGTGACCTTGCTAAGAAATTAGATAGATACAACTTGGCTTTGGATACTACAGTAAATGGTGGAGCTCCTGTAGCAGGACAAGATTATTTATTGAGATTAGCTTTCAGACAATATGTTGGTTTATCACCGGAAGATCAATATTGGAAATATGCTACAGTTCATGCATATACTGGTATGACTGCATCACAATTCTATAAAGCAATGGCTATTTCTTTGATTAAGAACTTATCCAGAGAAGTTAATCCATTAGCAAAAGTATATCTTAAATATGATAACTCAGGAGCTGATGCTTTCACAGAAGTAACTGCATCTACTGATCCTGATACTCTTACTGGAACCTATACAGGTATACAGTTAGAACAAACAGCTCAGGATTGGATTTTAGGTGTTATGCCTCAGGGATATATTCCTTTCTCAGTACAACCTACAAACATTACTGTAGATGGTGATGAGAGAATCTGGGGAGTTGTTACTACAGTAACTCCGGTTAATACAGTAGGAAATGGACATAATATAGCTGACTTGGAGTATTTCTCCTTAGGAGCTAGAGGAGACATCTATAGAAATATGGGATTCCCGAATGTTCTTCATACTACTTATTTGGCTGACCCAACTGCTGTATATGATGTTTTGGATTTCCACTACTTCTATACTGGTTCTAATGAGTCAGTTCAAAAGTCCGAGAGAACAATGACTTTAGTAGCTGTAGATGATGGTAGTCACACTGCAATGAATGCTCTTATTACTAAGATCAATGCTGTGTCAGGGTTGACTATCCCAGCATTATCCTGATAGAGAAACTTTAAAGAGCATAGATAAACACTATGCTCTTTTTTATTAACTAAAAAATAGAAACTATGCTACATTTCGAAGAATTAAGGATATCTCCTGATGGGAAGAAACTCATAATAGATGCCTCAGTAGACAAGGGAGAGTGTTATAATAGTGTTAATCTGGATAGTATAGTTATAGATACCCAAGATACATATGTTCCAACAGGGCCTAGTAAGAACCCAATTTATTCCTACAGTGTTCCTACTGACCCTACTTTAGATAGACAACATGTGAGACTAGTATTAGAAGAGAAAGATTTAGGAGGAATCATGGAAGGAATGTTATTCTTTGTGTATATAATCTCTTCTGGACAGGCTGTATCTCCTTGTGATAGTGAGAGTTCACAAATAATGGGTACTGTAGCAAATTTGTACCCATATTATTAGGATATGATGAACTCTGTTAGGGAATTAGAGAAGAGTTGTTGCATCCCTAGAAACTTTATTGATATGTCTCTTAGACTTAGAGCATTAGAGCTAAGTATTAGAACAGGTAACTATATGTAGGCAATAAAATACTGGGATAAATTCTTTAAGGGCAAGATGGGAAAACCAAGGATAACTAACTGTAGCTGCTATGGATGAAATAATCAACATGTCTTATGATGCAGTGGCTAGGTACTTTACTCATCTCAGCCAATTTGGATACAGGGCATATGGAGATGTAGAAAAGTTATTAGCTTTGCTATGTTTAGAAGATATACTTAATATCTTTGGAGAATATGTAAGTGAAGATGATTTCAGGAGTATAGTGAACTCTATATATTGCCTGTGTGGTTCTACTTGCCTTATAAAATACCCGGAGTATATTAATGATGATACTCTGTTTCACTAGAATAAGATTGGTTTTATAGCTAGAGTATCCCTAGATAATAACCTCAGATCAACAGAAGACTATAAGTTGAGAGTTAAAGCATGATACTTATAGCCAGTAAATAAAGTTAATAATGACCTTGCTTATATGAGATAATTTGCTTATATTCGCAAGGTCATTTAGTTAATACAAAAATAATATGAGTACATATAGAGAAATTGTCTTCATGATAATGGATGAGCTTAAACTCTCATCAGATGATTCCTACTTTACTGAGGATCATATCATTTTCTTGGCAAGTAAGTATAGAGCTTTTTTGCTTAAACAAAGATATTCTGATATAAAGAAATAGATACCAGAAAGTAACCTAAGCACTATATGCTTAGACCTTATAGAAGTTCCAGCAATATCAGGTGAAGCTTGTGAAGGAGGTTCATATCTGAGAACTACAAATAAGATACCTTTCATGATGTACAGTAATCAACCTAGGGTTTATCCTATTGACTTCTACTAGGGTGAAATTACTTACATAGATAGGAACAGAATGAGATATGTGGGCCACAATAAATACCTATCTAACATAATATATTGTTCATTAGGTCCTGATAATTACCTGTATTTTAAATCTTGTAATCCACAGTTCTTATACTTGGAGAAAGTAAGGATGACTGCAATGTTTTCAGATATTGAAGATACCTTTGGCTTACAATGTGATGAGGATGGTAAGTTATGTGATCTATTAGATGCACCTTTCCCAATAGAGAGTGCTCTTATTCCACCTCTTGTAGAATTAGTAGTTAAAGAATTAAGAGGTCCAGAATATTCTCCTGAGGATAAATAGAATAATGCAGATGATGATTTAAGTGATGTAAGTGTTAAGTGATGGAATCATTAGAGGAGTTTAAGAAGAGAACCCTTAAAGTGTAGGGCCCAAAAAAGCATAAGATAAGAGGATCACTTGGCATATACTCTGGATATAAATACTATAGAAAGAATAAACCCAAGGAACATAAATATATTCTGACAGAATCATAGTATTTTGCTATTACTAGAAGGGTAAATGATTTATTAGCAGAAGAACTTATCAGTGGAGAGGAGATTACACTACCACATAGGATGGGCACACTAGAGGTAAGAAAGATTGAGAGGAATATAAGAATAGGAAAAGATGGTGAGATTATAACTAATTTACCCATTGACTGGGATTCTACTCTCAAATTATGGTATGAAGATGAAGAGTCTTATAAAAATAAAACTATTGTAAGGTAGGAGTGTAGTGAAATATTCACTATATATTATAGCAAAGCAAATGCTAACTACACTAATAAGACTTACTATCAGTTTGTTATAAATAGGGACTTAAAGAAAAGGTTTAAGTAGAAAATAAAAGATGGTAAAATGAATGGTGTTTGTCATCTAAAATATAGAAAATATGGTCAATAATATAAGTTATACAAATATAAGGGAAGTAGCCAGTAGGCTTTTAAGACATCCTTTGATGGTAGATTTAACTTTGGAAGCAATCATATAGTATACTGTAGATTTCTTTCAGGTTATGGGATTACCCTCCTCTTATTATGACAAAACAGAAGAGGTAGAGATCAAAAACTACAGGGGAGTTTTACCATGTGATGTCATGTATATATAGTAGGTAATGGATAAAAAGGATAGAATAAGCTTAAGGGCTACTACTGACTCTTTCTACCTTACCCCCGATAATAAGTCTTTAAATAAATAGGAAGGAACATTTAAGGTATAGGGCAATATTATCTTTACTTCATACAAGGAAGGAAAATTACAGATAGCTTATAAGGCACTTCCTGTAGATGATGAAGGATTTCCTCTTATTCCTGATAATTCTATATTCCTAAAGGCACTGGAACTTTATATAAAGAAAGAGTGGTTTACTGTATTATTTGATATGGGCAAAATAAGCCCAGCAGCATTGTAGAATACACAACAGGAGTATGCATTTAAAGTAGCATAGTTAAATACAGAGTTTACATTACCCTCAATGTCAGAGATGGAATCCTTATCAAATGTTCTCAATCAATTATTGGAGAGAAATAATGAGTTCAGAAAAGGATTTAAGCCTCTTGGTAATAGAGAGTATTTGAAAGATCAAAGATAATATTATGGCAGTTAAAGCAGAAAATCATATCATCAGGGGCATGTAGAGGGATTTAAGTGTATCAAAGTTTAACCCTGAATTTGCCTTTGAATGCAAGAATATAAGGATTACTGCAAGAGAGAATAATACTCTTCTGACAGTAACCAATGAGAAGGGGAACACAGAAATGCCTCTTAAAACTAATACTGGTACAGCATTTTCAATAGAAGGAACTCTGTTGGGGTATAATGTATTGAACCAATATGTTACTTTATTTACCAAGGGAAGCAAAGATTTTATATACAGATTAGAGAATAAAATAGATTATCTGGAAGCAAAACTATTATACTCAGGTAATCTTAACTTTAATACTTCTAACCCAATAGAAACCTTAGGAACATATGAGAATGATCAGATATAGAAAGTATATTGGGTAGATGGATTAAATCAACCTAGGCTAATAAATATTGTAGCAGAAGATAGTGTAGTATCTTCATGGAATGATAACTCTTTTGACTTTGTGCAAAAGATTATATTAAAGGAGAGTATCTCCATAAAAAGAGATGATCTAGCTAATGGTAGCTTTGCTTCTGGTGTTATACAATATGCTTTTTCCTACTATAATTAGTATGGCCAAGAGAGTAACATCTTCTATACTACTCCTCTACAGTACATATCTTTTTCTAGGAGAGGAGCTAGCCCTGAGGAAAAAGTGAGTAATTCCTTCATAATTAAGATAGAAAATGCTGATACTTCTTTTGATTATATAAGAATATATTCTATACATAGAACAAGTATAGATGGAACTCCTACAGTACTAAATGTGGCTGATTTAGCTGTTAGTTCACAAGATATAGTATATGTTGATAATGGTACTACAGGAACTGCAGTTGATCCATCTGAGTTACTATATATAGGTGGAGAAGAAGTTGTGTTTGGTACAATGGCATAGAAGGATAATACACTATTCTTGGGTAATGCTAATATATAGAGAAAGCTGATAGACCAGAATACTATAACACAGATTAGGGCAGTAGACCCATATTATATAAATGAAGATTTACAGGAAACTGTACCTCCTACTGGATTTTACCCCTACAAGAATAGTTTGCATCTTGGTTCCACCATTACTACCTTTAAGTATCTGGAAACATATAGGTTTGGTATACAATTCCAGCATAGAACTGGTAAATGGTCTGAACCAATCTGGATAAAAGATGTAGAGAATACTGTACAACCTTACACAACTTCTGTAGGTCAATAGCCTAAGCCAGTAAAGGCTGCTTATAGTATACCTGCTGCTGTTATAGCAAAAGTAGTTTCAGATGGCTTTGTAAGAGCAAGAGGAGTAGTAGTATATCCTACACTTTCTGATAGGACAGTAGTTGCCTAGGGTATATTATGTCCTACTGTATATAATGTAGGGGATAGACATGGCAATTCTCCATTCTCATAGGCATCTTGGTTTGCAAGACCTAATGCTCCTTATGACTATGATAAGGCATTCCATTATGAGTCAGTAGCAGGTGGAGTATGGAATAGTGACTGGTATGATAAAAGTGATCCACTGAAATATAGTATTAATTCTAGGTGGGGTACATGGAATAATTCAATAGTAGAAGTAAATATTAGGAACAGTGCTGGAACTATAATAGAAACCCTTACTATGGACCCTGTTAACTATGGTTCATGGATGGAATTTAGACATGCTTACCCACTCCCCGGAAATAATAGTAGAAGTGGGGAAATACAATGTCTTACCCAAGTTCCTTAGACTGAATCTGCTGTAGTAAGTACTGAGCCTGACTTAAATAAGTGGGTAGGAGATCATCAGGAGTATTACTTTGTTGATCAGAGTATAATTACTATGCACTCTCCTGATATTGAGTTTGATGAAGGAGTACAATCTATTGATTCAACTAACCTAAAATTAAGGATAGTGGGAATGGTTCCCCTCACTTCTTTTGCATCTAGTATAGATATACAAACATCAACACCTCCTGCTAATTTAGGTATGAGGGGATTCTATAAGGAGCCATTGTAGGCAAGTAATCTATCTAGATTTGGCTTTAGAGGATTAGTTGCAGGAGCATTCTGGTTTGATGACCTATCTAGATATAAGCATTCAGATTAGAATCCAAACCAATACACTACAGGATTTGTTGTATACCCGTGGCATAGGAATGGTAGTTTAAATAACTTTGGTCTTCCTACTGCAGAGTAGCCTACAAGGCCAGCTATGCTAGATAAGAAGAAAATGTCTAATCTTAGATATTCTTATACTAGTGTATATTTTAGAGCAGCTAATGTGTGGTATGCATACTAGGAGGGAAGTACTTTAAAGACAGGTATATCAGGAGTGAATATATGGAACTCTACAGAACAGTCTGTAATTAGGATTCCTGCTCCTCTAAATTCAGGTCTTAAAGATTTGAATTACTATGGTAATATTGATAAAGTATTAAATGTTAGTAGAGTAGGAGATAGAAAAGAAGGTTATCCTATAATGACTACAGGAGTACTTAATGCGGATCAAAATTCTCACTTGTTATTTGGAGGAAGCTTTACTGGTGTAAGCCAAGACTATACAGATGATATATATGGTACTGAGCCTGTAAGAATGAAGTATAAGTCTACACCTCATGCTGTTATGGCTCTAAACTTTCAACCATCAGGAACATGGCAGAATATATTACCTACCCTGAAAGATGGTGATCCATCTGCTGGCCCATCTGAATTATGGACTATAAATAGTAGATAGGGTTCATACAGGGTTCCATACTGGTATTACCCCAAGAGTTTATATATCAGTCAGAATGCT